GTATTGGATCCAACAACATTCGAACCAGTCGTATCGTTCATGACACGTTATGGCTACATCGAATTGACAAACACTGCAAGCAGCTTCGGCAACGCCGCTGACTACTTGGGTGAGATCGCTGTATCTAACTTGTCTTTCAGCTAATCACTGCAAGACTTACCCAGGGATGGGAAGGTACGAAAAAGCCCCGCAAGGGGCTTTTTCTTTGGGCAAATATTATTCGAGCTCGTAGTACTCGTCGTTGTCGACTTCACTCCAAATAGTTGCATCTTTTTCATAAGCAATGTAATAACGTTCATTTGGACTTAACAATCTAAACTGCTTAGGATATTTTAGCATGGCCAATAACATTTCGTTCTTGTCTAACAAGTCACATATAACAAACTCTGTACTACACGCACCTTCGACATACTTAAATGCAGTGTGTGCGTATTCATTCCTGGCAAGTGCTTCGTGTATATCGCTACCGTCACGGGCAATAATACGAACAGTTTCTTTGGGATGCGGGAGATTGTGATCAAACATACCTAACTTATCCAACGTAGCAGTATTATCGTCGTGGATAGTTAATTTGCAGTCCTTGAACTTCAAGCTGCCTTTGGTATGCGAGTTATCGGGAGTTTCCTTTGTTGAAAAAGGAATATTGGCATCTATGTGATTAACATAGAAAGTGACACCATGTGATTTTAAGACCCACATAGGAACAGTCTCGTCCTCTAAGTGCTTTTTGTTAAAGTGGAAGACTACATCTTTACAAGCATATTCAATCTACATTGACATTTTATTTCCTTTAAGTTAGATGGTGCGCTAGACAGGGTTCGAACCTGCTATCTCGAGTTTTAGAAGCTCTTGCTATACCACTTAGCCTCTAGCGCATGTGTTTATTATATAGTAGATTAAATTGCCTGCAAAGCATTTTGGGCAAGTTTCAATAAATACTAGTTCAAAACTTGGTCTGCAATAATGCAGCTTATGCGGTTTAACCCGCCGCGTAGTGGCTAGAACCCACATCGGACTTCTTTAAGGAGAAAACAAAATGGGACGTCCTCTAAAAATTCAAAAATATGGCCCTGCACAGGGTATTACCAACGGCGCCAATGGCGCATTAAATCAACCGGCTGCTGCGGTAGCAGTTAACCAAGGTTATCCAAATTGGGGTAGCTTAACTGATGCAGTTTACCCAACTACAGCGTTTAACACTGATCAATTCTTGGGTGTTGTTGGTGGTGCAAGTAGCTCTGCAACTTCTACTACATACCCTATTGTTAAATGTCAAGTTAACATTACACTACCCGATGGCTCAGGTCAAGGTGTCGAAGATGGTGTTATCTTGCGCCAAAAAGGTTCACACAAATACCTAGTGATGAGCAGCGGTCAAGCAGTTCAAGACGAAGACATGGTTGTCGGTGCTTCATATTATATTGCAAGTTTAGATACAACTGATTGGCAACAAATGGGTGCTCCTGCTGGCGCTGTTGTTGGTACAGTTTTTACATGCACTGCACTTTGCGCTAGCCCACAAAACGGTTATGGTTATCTAGTCGGACAATGTGTATTGACCAGTGACCTAACACCTGCTGCTGGTTTAATGGCTATCAGCTACACAACTGGTGACTCGACTGCTGTTGCTATCTCTAAGTTGACCAACAAGTTCTTGTTGAACTGGGATAATTTCCAGAACGCTGCCGGAACTAGCTTAACTAGCTATGCCGACGGTGGTGACAATGCAGGCCCTGTTGTGTATACAGGTGAAGGCGAACTTGCTGCTAACTTCTTCACTGATGAAGGCACAGTTACTAAGTCTGGCTCTGAAACAGATGCTACACTTGATTTGGCAATTGTTGAAAATTACACTTCTTAATTGTAATTTTACGCAACCCAAAATCCTCTCAGCTATATACTGGGAGGATTTTTTTATGGATGTAGCATTTGTTTTAGGTAACGGCGTAAGTCGAAAAGTTTTATCTCTTGATAAATTAAAATCACACGGACGCATATACGGGTGTAATGCGTTGTATAGAGATTTTGTCCCTGATGTGCTAGTGGCCACAGACAAGCCTATAGTTACACATATTGAAAATTCTGGTTACCCGTTGACTAATAAGTTTTACACTCGTCGTCCTTCTGAAGCACTTGGCGGGCTACCTGTGCCAAGACAATATTTTGGATTTAGCTCTGGTCCTATTGCAACAGCACTAGCAGCATTGGAAAAACACAGAAAAATTTATCTCATTGGATTTGATATGGGACCGGCCCAAGATAACAAATTTAACAATATGTATGCCGGTACTGAATTTTATAAAGCACTAGATTCAGTGCCGACTTATACTGGCAATTGGGTTAAGCAGATTCAACAGATTTGTCGTGATTTCCCAGAAACAAAATTTATCAGGGTCGCTGGGCCAACAACCGCTAGATTAACAGAGATAGACAACATAAGAAATATGGCTCACCTGCCGATAGAACAGTTTATTCAGCAGCTAAATACAGAGAGGAATTTCTAATGGCAACATTCAAAACCACCAGTGGTGACTACACAGTTAATCTTGGTCCTTACGACTCGGGCAATTCAAAATGGGTCGGGTCCATGAACGTAAATGGCAACTTAAATGTTGCTGGTAATATTACCTACGTGTCAGATATTGCAGTTGATGATGCATTTATTGTAGTTGCAGCAAACAACGTTGGCGCGATAACAGATATGGGTCTAGTTGCTACAAAAGTTGCTAACGTTAGTTATGCTGGATTGAGATTTGATGTAGCGTCTAATGTCTGGCAAGTCAGTAGCAGTGTAAATTTTGATGGTTCGCCAGTTAGTGCTTATGCTAACATTGCAACTGGTAATGCATCAGTTTCGGGGTCGAACACACAAATTCAATTTAACAACAGCGGTAATTTTGGTGCCAGTGCTAACTTAACATTTAATAATGTTACCAACGTATTAACATTAAATGGTCCGCAAGCATTAGGTAATGTAGGCGGAGTCCCAAGCTCAGTATCAAATTCTGTAGTGTTGTACAACAATACACAAGGCGCTGGGGAAACAGGATTATTTGTTGTATCTGCTACTGCCAGTGACGAACTCACCGCTTACAACAAAGCTAAATTATTAAGTATCATATTTTAAGGAACACCCATGTCAATTTCAACATCTAATGTCACAACTTCTATTGCTAACGTTTATGTTAGCACAGGTAATACCGCAGTGACATTTTTAAGTCTTGCAAACTATAGTGCAGCGAATGTGACTGCCAATGTTTATGTTGTTCCCAATGGCGATTCTGTTGGTAATCTTAATGTTGTCGTTGCAAACATTCTAATTACTCCGCAAGATACGTATCAGTTTTATTCTGGGAACGAAAAACTTGTATTAGATACTGGGGACTCGATTCAAGTCAATGCTGCGGCTGACAACTCGATCACTGCGGTAGTAAGTTATACGTCTGTGTAATGGGATATTTTTTAAAGAATCGTCAATTTCAAAGTGGCAGTTCAGGTATGGTTATACCCACTGGCAGCAGTGCCACACGTCCCGAATCTCCTGTGTTTGGTCTCATAAGATATAACACAGACATTGGATTGATTGAATTCTTTAACGGCAGTATATTTCAAAGTCTCGCAGCGTCTGGTGGCATTAACTACACTGTGGATACATTCACAGGAACAGGTAGCCAGACAGTGTTTACAATGAGCGAAGTAGTGAGTAATGCAGAAGATATTATTGTATTTGTTGGCAGCTTGTATCAACTCCCTACATCAAACTACACAGTAGACGGGGGTTACGATATTACATTTACATCTGCTCCGCCAGCCGGTGTGCCAGTTAACGTTATTCACAGCAGTAGTTAATTAACAAGTTATTATAAATTATGGCAATAAGTTATCTTTCGGGTCAAATGTTAAATGCCAATCTCGACAGAGATGGTATCGACTTGACTATTAGTAATGCCAATGTAACCATCGGAAATGTAACATTTGCTAATGTAGGTAATGTAGATTTTGACAATGTTAATATCAACAACTTGGCAGACCCAGTGGCCAACACAGATGCAGCTACAAAAGGGTTTGTGTTAAGTCAAATCACAGGCAACGTAACCAGCATTGGTAATCTGGTTGTCAACGATACAACTATCAATACCGAAAACGCAAATGCTAATATCAATATTGAACCCAACGGCACTGGGACATTTACTATTGTTGGGACCAACGGATTTGTTATTCCTGTAGGAAATGTGGCACAACGTCCGGCACCTGCTGCACAAGGTACATTGAGGTTCAACAGCGACTACGAAAGACTTGAATACTACGATGGCACAGAATGGGATGTTGTAGGCGGCGGCATTACCAGTCAAACTATCGACACTGCTGATGGCATTGAAACAGTATTCACACTCGACCGTGAGTCAACAACTTCTGCAACTTTGGTTATGCTTAATGGTATTGTGCAATTACCAACTACAGCATACAGTGTGTCGGCTAATACATTAACCTTTACACAAGCACCTGTTACAAGCGATATTATAGACATTCGCTTCTTGTAAAACACCCACTGCATAATTTCTTTCCAGAATCTCCATAAATAAACAATATATCGGAGATTGGAAAAACCATGGCTGTGACTCGTATTAATAATAACCAGATATCAGACGCAAGTGCTGGTAATGCGTATGTAGGTATCAATGCTGCATCAAAAATGCAGGCATACAGTATTACAGCTACTAAACTTGCTAACAATTTAACTTACGGGTCAGATCTTACTGTTACTGGTAACCTTACAGTTCAAGGTAATACTACAACCATTGACACCACATATACCACAATCGAAGATCCAATTCTATTGTTAGCATCAAACCAGACTGGCAGTCCTGCTGTTGACATTGGTTTCATTGGAGAACGTGGAACAAGTCAAAACATTGCATTTGTATGGGACGAGTCAGCTGACGAGTTTGTTACAGCATTCACTAATGATGTAGAAACTAATACCACAATAACAATTGCTAGTTATTCAAATTTTCATACCAACGATGCCAACGTCGGTGGTAATCTTACAGTTAACGGATCAACAACATATATTGGTAACATAACTGGTAATTTAAGCGTTACCGGCAACATCACGGGTGGTAATTTATTAACCCCGGGCCTAGTTGGCGCAACTGGTAATGTATCAGGTGGTAATCTGGTTTCTGCTGCTAACGTAGTATCAGTTGGTGCAGAAATTAGTGGTAACATCACAGGCGGTAACTTATTAACTGCTGGTCTTGTTTCTGCAACTGGTAATGTGTCAGGTGGTAATCTGGTTTCTGCTGCTAACGTAGTATCAGTTGGCGCTGTGGTATCGGGTAACATCACAGGTGGTAACTTATTAACTGCTGGTCTTGTTTCTGCAACTGGCGAAATTACAAGTTCTGCTAACATCAATGGTGCAAATGTAAATGCAAGTGCAAACTTAGTTTCAACAGGCGCAGCAATCAGTGGTAACGTCACAGGTGGTAATTTATTAACTGCTGGTGTTGTGTCTGCAACTGGTAATGTATCAGGTGGTAACTTAACTACTGCCGGCCAAGTAACTGCAACTGGCGCAATTACGTCGAGTGCTAATGTTTCTGGTGCTAACGTAGTTGCAAGTGCAAACTTAGTTTCAACAGGCGCAGCAATCAGTGGTAACGTCACAGGTGGTAATTTATTAACTGCTGGTGTTGTGTCTGCAACTGGAGAAATTACAAGTTCTGCTAACATCAACGGTGCAAATGTAAATGCAACCAGTGGTGTTACTGCTGGTACCACTGTAATTGCTACAGGAAACGTCACAGGTGGGAATTTAACTACTGCTGGAAAAGTAACAGCAACTGGCAATATCAACTCGTCGGCAAATATTTCAGGCGGCAATCTTGCAGTAACAGGGGCAATTACATCAGCAACAATCGAAACAACTGGTAACGTTTTAGTTGGCGGCAACTTGACAGTTCAGGGTAATATTCAATATGTTAACGTTGACGATTTACGAGTAGAAGATCCAATTATCATCATGGGTACTGGACCAAACGGTGCTCCGCTGACCACAGACGATGGCATGGATCGCGGTATCTACATGGAGTGGTATAAAACTGGTCTTGGAAATTCTTGGATTGGTTGGGAAAATAGTTCAGGTAATTTGATTGCCGCAGCTGATGTGGTATTCTCGGCTAACAACGTTGTTAACGTTAATGCTTACGGCACATTCCAAACTGGTAACATCTATGCACAGAGTGCTGTTTCTACTGGAAACGTCACAGGTGGTAATTTATTAACTGCTGGCCAAGTGTCTGCAACTGGCAACATTACTGGAGGCAACTTATCGGTTGGATCAGGGACCATTTCTACCACTGGCAACATTGACGGCGGCAACCTAAACGCCACTACTAACGTCACTGCTGCTGGCGGCTACTTCACATCGAATGTGACAATTATTGGCACACTATTTTCAACATCAAATATTGTTGCTAATACGTCGGGTACATTTTATGGTAATACAGTAACAGGTAATGGTGCTATATATGGCGGTGTGCCAGGATATACACCACTGGGGTCTAACGTTGTTATACAGTTTGCTGGCAATGCTAACAGCTACAGTCAGGTTAACTTTCAAAACATTAATACAGGTACATCAGCATCTACAGACTATATCGCCACAGCAGACGACGGCGACGATAGCAGTTACTATATAGATGTTGGTATTAACTCAAGCACATTCGATGATCCTATAAACTATCCTGGATTTTATCCGCATGATGCGTATGTTCATAATCATGGCGGCAACTTACTTCTTAACCCAGAAACTGTTGGCACAGTAATTAAAATGATGGTCGGCGGCACCGACACCACAGATGTCATTGCCACTGTTTCGGCCACTGGTCTTAGCGTCACAGGTACTATTAGTGCAACCGGTAACATCACAGGCGGCAACCTACTTACAGGTGGATTAATATCGGCAACAGGGGCTATTACATCAAGTGCCAATGTCAACGGTGCAAATGTAAATGCAAGTGCAAACTTAGTTTCAGCAGGCGCAGAGGTTTCGGGTAATATCACAGGTGGTAATTTATTAACTGCCGGGCAAGTAACTGCAACAGGTAACATCACAGGTGGCAATCTTGTAACCCCCAATTTGGTTTCTGCTGCTACAGTAACAGCAACAGGTAACGTCACTGGTGCAAATGTTAATACTGCTAGCATGGTGCTTAACGGCAGCAACATTGACTCTAGTGCCACAAGAATTACTGTTAATTCAACAAGTGCAGACGTTGACTTTGCTGTAAATGGAGATACTGTTGCCAACGTATTTTATGTAGACGCAGGCACAGGTACAGTCAGTATTGGTAGTTCAACACAAACTACCAACGCTGCATTTGCAATGAACGCCACTAACTCGTTCTTGATGCCAGTGGGTAACACTGCTCAACGTCCAGGTGTTGGTGTAACAGGTATGTTGCGTTTTAACTCAACACTGGATGCTGTTGAAGTGTATGACGCTGATGGCTGGACCACAGTTGGTACACCAAACTTTACAGTTATTACTGATCAGCAGTTTGACGGCGATGGTGTCACAGTTAACTTTACGCTATCTGAAGAATCAACTACTAACTCTACTATTGTCAGTATCAACGGTATTGTGCAGATTCCGACTATTGCTTACTCAGTTAGTAGCACCACATTAACGTTTACCGAAGCTCCGCAAACAGGCGATATTATTGATGTTAGAAAACTAACAACAACTACACAAGTTACTTCTATTAGTAACAGTCCAGGTAATGCGATTGTTCAAACAAATCCAACCTCGGCAATTGTTCAGATCACTGGTGATTTAAATCCTACAGCCAACGTAACTTTTAATCTTGGTTCTAACACAGCTCGTTGGAAAGATTTATATCTTTCTGGCAGCTCAATGACGTTGGGTAATATTGTAATGAAGAATACCAGCGGTAATACTGTTGCATTTTATGGCCCAGATGGAACTACACCCGCTACGATTGATTCAACCAACGTCGACACTACAACTATTACCAATGGAACATCTAGTTTATCGGTTATTGCATCTGGCGGAAACATTAGAGCCAACGTCAATGGATCTACAGTTGGCACATTCTACAGCGACGGATTAAGTATTCCTGGGATTATTAATTCTGGGGCAAATGGTGTTGGCAACATTGGCTCGAGCACAACTTACTTTAACACTGTGTTTGCTAAAGCAACTTCAGCACAATATGCTGACTTGGCCGAGGTTTATGCAGCTGATGCAAAATATGAGCCGGGCACTGTGTTAGTTTTTGGCGGCGAAGCAGAAGTCACAATGTCGACAGTGACAAGTGATGCAAGAATTGCAGGTGTAGTTTCTACTAATCCAAGTTATGTCATGAATGCAACTTTAAACAGCGAGCATACTGCGGTTGTTGCATTGACTGGGCGTGTTCCAACTTTTGTGTCGGGTCCGGTTAAGAAGGGAGACATGATGGTATCTGCTGGTAACGGTCGTGCTGTTGCATGTGCTACTCCTGCAATGGGAACAGTTATTGGAAAGGCATTGGAAAATAACCTAGACAAAGACAGTGTAATCGAAATTGTAGTCGGTAGACTATAATATTAGAAACTCAAAAATAGAGTCCGTATGGACTCTATTTTTTTAGGTAAATATTCTGTAATAAGGTAAACTATGGCTTTAACTAAACCCCGTGCATATCAAATCTATGATATCGATTACAAGCAGGCAGTGCGAGTAATTACAACTTCGAATATTGTTCTCTCAGGGGGAGCACCAAATTCTGTTGACGGCGTTTCTCTTTCTGCTAATGATAGAATTTTAGTTGCTGGACAAAATTCTGGAGCAGCCAACGGAATTTATTACGTGTCCACTCTGGGCTCAGGCAGCAACGGCACCTGGACACGAGCAGTTGACGGTGATACCACAGGAGAAATGTTGTCCGGCATGGTAATTATGGTCACTGAAGGAACTAGTTATGCAGACACTCAGTGGAAACTTATTACCAATGATCCTATTACACTTGGTGTTACTGCGCTTGTTTTTGCACTAAATTACGGAACACCATACACAGCTAGCACAGCACCCCCGGCATCGGGAAACGTGGCCAGTTCTCAATGGTATAATACAAGTACAGGTGCGCTATACGAATATCAATACGACGGAACAAGTTATTATTGGGTTGATGTAACAGGGCCGACTGTGGCAAACACTGTAATAACAACAGCAACAGACTCGTTAAGCCCATTTTTGTTAATGGGCGGCTAAGGATAATAAATGGCAACAACATATAGAATTTTAGGACAAGCAAATCCAATTGCAAACACATTGACCACTGTTTATACTGTTCCAGCAGGAACACAAACAGTTGTGTCAACAGTAACAGTGTGTAATCTTGCGAACGTAGCAACCTCGTTTAAATTAGCAGTTCAACCGGCTAATGCCACAATTGAAAACAAGCACTATGTTAACTACGACACTGCATTGCCGGCCAATGATACTATTGCATTAACAATTGGTATGACTCTGGGAAACACAGACGTAATTTCGGCAAATTGTGCAACCGGCAACGTTAGTATTAACGTGTTTGGAAGCGAGATTGGCTAATGGGATTCAAGGCTCTTAGCACAGTTAGGTCAGGGGCAACCAGTGCGGTGTCTCGACAAGCCACAGTGGTTAACACATCTCAAGGTTTTGCTGCCAGTGGTGCAGCAATCACTGGTGGCACAACAATTAATGTCGAAGTAGTCACACCGGGGCAAGGTACAAATGTTGTTCCAGTATCAAGTGGTCTTACATTGAGCAGCGTTGACTATCTTTATGCCAATGGTGCTGTTAGTCCGGCAACTGCGGTCAGCACAGCAGGCGGAAATATCAAAATCAATGGCACCAGTTTTTCAGATCCAATGACAATCATTGTTGGATCAACAGCATTGTCAAATGCCAACGTAACAGTAGCAAACTCAACTGCAATTATTGCGAGTTTAGGCAGTGCTAGCCCGGGCAACGTTTCCTTGTTTGCATTTAATTCCAGCAATGCAGGCGCACAATTATCGAACGCAATACGATATTCTGGAGTACCAGAGTGGACCACTAGTTCTATATCCTTAATTAATGGCTCAACATCAAATGTAGCATTGGTTGCGTCAAGTGACAGCACATTGACTTATACGTTACAAGCTGGGAGTTCGTTACCGACAGGAATGTCGTTGGTAAGCACAGGATATATTTCTGGAACTCCTACTGGCTACACAAACACTACAGTACTGAGTCCGGTTATTGTAGCAACGGATACCGAAGGTCAAGCAACACAGCAAACAATTACAATTACAATCGCAACTTCTGAACCATATTTTCCTTATACAACATTGTTATTAAACGGCGAGACCGGTACTAACGCAGTAAACAATGCAACAAACAATGTATTTGTGGACAGTAGTTCAAATAATTTTACAGTCACTCGCACCGGCACTACAACACAAGGATCATTCTCTCCATTTAGTCAGACTGGGTGGAGTAATTATTTTTCTGCTACAAATGCGTACTCGACAGTAAGCATGGGTGCAGCGCAGGCATTTGGTACAGGTGATTTCACGGTTGAGTGTTGGTTGTATATGGCAGGAACAACTGCGGTAAACATTAGTATGGCAGCAACAGCTACAACTACATGGGAACTATTAACATACGCCAATCAATTATACTGGCATGAAAACGGTGGAAATTTAGGTGGCACCGGATACGGTGCTGTTCCAACGAACACTTGGACTCACCTGGCAGTGTCTCGCGCATCAGGCGTACTAAAAATGTTTATTAACGGGACTCAAGTATATTCGGCAGCAAACACATATAACTACAGCAACACTACAACAGTAAGAAGCATTGGACCGTATAACGGCGGCAATGCACCGTATTATCTTAGTAATTTTAGGGTTATTAAAGGCGCAGGGATATACACCTCAGACTTTCCAACACCTACAACTCCATTAACCGCAGTATCTGGTACTCAGCTGCTAACCTGTCAATCTAACAGATTTATTGACAATTCGTCTAACAATTTTACACTTACTAACACTGGTGCTATGTCGGTCCAAGCGTTCAGTCCATTCTCTCCAAGCGGTGGATACTCAGCTTCTACAAACGGTGGAAGCGCATACCTGGACGGATCGGGAAATTATTTAAGTTTAGCGACTAACGCAGCGTTCAACATCACATCTGGAAGCACTGATTCTTTTATATGCGAAGGTTGGGTATATTGGACTACAGTAGCAGCTAATATGTCAATTTTTGACAATGGTGGATTAAATGGTGTGTCTTTTGCAAACTGGTCGATAACACTAAATGCGTCGAGTCAACTTACACTAAACTGGGCAAACTCGGCTGCGCCAGGTAGCACAATTGGTACACTGCCAACTAGCATTGTACCAACAACTGGGCAATGGTATCATATCGCTTTTGTAAAAACCAACGCTGACTGGGCATTGTTTGTTAACGGCACACGAGCTACCAATTTCAACGGATTAAACACTGCGGCCAAAAGCAGCTCTACTGCTTTATATATTGGATATGGTATTGCTACGAGTGCAGCAGGCAACGCATTCAAAGGTTACATCAGCAACGTAAGAATTTACAAAGGTGCCACAGCATCTGCGCCATACTCTGCAACGTCGTTGACTATCACAGTTCCGACAGCACCGGTTACAGCAATAACCAATACAAGTTTGCTGACTAATTTTACTAACGGTGGTATTGTAGACGCACACAGTACAACGGCCTTGCAAACAGCAGGTGATACAAAAGCAAGCACAGTGGTTACTAAATTTGGATCAACGAGCATTTATTTTGATGGCACAGGCGACTATTTAACCACACAGCAGCTTGCTTCACCGAACTATGATCTAGTTGCTTGCGATTTTACAGTCGAAGGTTGGTTCTACAACACCGGCGCAGGAGCTGAACGATACATATTCAGTCAACGCGGCGCCAGTACTGGATGGGAACTTCGTATCAACTCGGGTAACACAGTGCAATTCTTCTACACTGGCGGTAGCTCGTTGACTAGCATAGGAACAGTGACAGGAAACACATGGACTCATATTGCAGTTACACGAAGCGGCACAACGGTTAGGATTTTTATCAACGGTAACTTAGACAATTCAACAACATTTAGCAACGGAACAAGTGCAGCAGCAAGCTATCCTTTGTATATTGGAAACAGCACATCAGGCGGCGGATTATTTTTAGGTTACATGGAAGATGTGCGTATCACTCGCGGGTTTGCTCGGTACACTGCAAATTTCCCAGTGCCCACTACTGGCTTCCTTGGCCAATAAATATGCTATTAGGATAATATAATGCCAGCAACTTTCCCTACAAGTCCGATCAACGGTGAACTAGCAAATGTTAATAGTATAACTTATGTGTATGCTGCGGCCCAACAATCGTGGACTCGAGTTCCAGGATCTGCAGGTGGTGGCGGAAGTGCAATCACAAACGGAACTACTAATGTAACTACTTCAACCAACGGCAATGCCAATGTGACTATTGCAGGAACATCAAACGTTGTTGTCTGGTCAACTACCGGGGAATACGTAACAGGATTAATTAGCGCAACTGCTAATATCACAGGTGGTAATTTAATTACTGCCGGACAAGTTGTTGCCACAGGCAATGTCACAGGTGGCAATTTAATTCAAGGCGGTACCAGGGTCATTAAATGGACTACTGTTGCTAATACTGCACCTACTAATGCAGTGCCCGGAGATTTTTGGTATGATTCTTACGCTAGTAAAAAATATCAATATACTGATGATGGCACAAGTAATACTTGGGTCGACCAGAGCTCTCCGACTACGTTTACAACATTAACCACTAACCAGATTTTAAACGGCGGTACATCAGGCACAGGTAATATTGGTGCATCTGGTGCTACGTTTAATACAGTTTTTGCTAAAGCTACATCAGCACAATACGCCGACTTGGCAGAGAAATATGAATCCGACAACGATTACCTACCGGGCACTGTTGTAATCTTTGGCGGAGAAAAAGAAATTACTGCGAGTACTCAAAGCCACGACACTAGAGTAGCAGGAGTTATATCAACTGATCCCGCATTTATAATGAATTCCGAATCAACAGGATTGCCAGTGGCCCTTACAGGCCGAGTGCCGTGCTTTGTTAAAGGCCCTGTGAACAAAGGGGACTTAATTGTTACGTCTGATATCGGCGGAACTGGGCAAAGACTTGCAAACGACTGGAAACCTGGATGCGTATTGGGTAAAAGTTTAGAAAATATTACAGACGACTCAGTGCAAACTATAGAAGTTGTTGTAGGGAGATTTTAATGGCATTTCCAACAAATCCAACAAACGGACAAACTGCAAACGTTGGCGGGATAGTGTATGTTTATAACAGTTCAACCACTGCATGGACAGTATCAACTAATTTTAGTGGCAATGCAGTAGTTAATCAGTTAACTGCAAATTCAGTGATATCTGCAACATCGTTAGGCGCAACAGCGTTTACCGGGGATTCTATAGCCATCACTGGTAACATAAGTGGTGCAACCTTAACCTTGGTAGGTGCTGCAACAATAGGCGGAAATATTACTTCAGCAAGTATAATTCCTGGCGCTAATGCCACACACGATCTAGGAACTGCTTCTTCTCGTTGGAGAAATATCTACACCAGTGATTTGCATTTAAATAATGGCATTGGTAACTGGACGATTGTAGAAGGTGAAGAAGACTTGTTTTTACACAATAATCGAAATGGTAAAGTTTACAAATTTGCGTTAACTGAAGTAGATCCTGCCCAGTCACCACCTAAACAAAAGGCGGATTAATGAAGATTGTTATTTGCGGTGGCGGAACCGCAGGCTGGCTAGCAGCATTGATGATCAAAAAAACACAACCTGATCATGATATTGTTGTAATCGAGTCTAGTAGAATTCCTATTGTTGGCGCAGGCGAAGGTAGCACAGGGTATCTCACTGACATTATACAAAATAACTCATGGGATTACGGTTGCAACGAAGAAGATTTTATACGAGAAACAGGTGCAACTGTAAAGCTCGGTATTAAACATCGAGACTGGCGCCATGTTGGTCACACATACTATGGACCGATTGATGCGTCAGACAGTTCTGGAATGAGTCCTGACGTGATGTTTATGTGGGCAAAGTTAAAAGGTCACAAATCACATCTGGCCAGCCGTAATGGCTATTTGATTGAACACAATAAATCCAGTTTCTTTAAGTCAGAGCACATTGAGCCTGAACTAGGTGCAAACACTAGAAGCCATTCTTATCACTTTGATGCACATCGTGTTGGGCAATACTTTAAAAAAATTGTCATGGCATGCCCGGGGACGACTCACATTGATCAAGACATACAACAAGTAGTCGTCGGCGAACATGGGATAACTCAACTGAATTTTAAAAACGGTGAAACGTTAACAGGAGATCTTTACATTGATTGCACAGGATTTGCTCGTGTGCTAACTAATGCTCTTGACATAGGGTGGACATCGTATAACAAAAACTTGCCTGTTAACACAGCAATGCCTTTCTTGGTCAAATACAAACCAGGCGAAAAAATTGAGCCAGTTACAACAGCATGGGCACAAAGCTCAGGGTGGATGTGGCAAATCCCAACTGCGGATAGATATGGTTGCGGCTATGTGTTTGATGATAATTTTATCACACACAAGCAAGCCCAACGAGAAATTGAAACAGCATTAGGGCATGAAGTTGAACCTATTAGATTTTTAAAGTTTGACACAGGTAGGCTCGATAAGTTTTGGCACAAGAACTGCTTGGCACTGGGACTATGTGCTGCATTTGCCGAACCACTAGAAGCCACAAGCATACATGCTACTATCATGCAATTAAAAAACTTTATTTGGGATTACTTGCGAGACACTGAAGAAGATACAAATAACTTTGGTAGCCAGTATGCATACAATAAACGAACAGCATTGATGTATGACGAATTCAAAGAATTTTTAGTTTTGCACTATCAAACTCAACGCAGAGACTCAGAGTTCTGGAAGTATGTGACATCCGGTGCAACTATCACGCCTTCGGTAGAAGCTGTAATTGAAATGGCCAAGCACAGGGTTATCAACAATGCTGATTTCACAGCGTTCCACGGATACGCAGGTGCAGGATTGTGGAACTGGGTTTTAGATGGTCTAGGACTAATTAGTAATAGCACCGTCGAAAAAGAGTTAACATTTTGGTCCGTGAATCAAGAGCTAACTGACTGGCGCTGGAATGCTTATGCTCAAACTATGGAAGCCGAGATGAGCAAGATGATTGATAATACTGATTTTATAAAGGGACAACGCTAAGTGGCAATTTATTTTCCAAACCAGAACATACAAGAAGTTGGCGGCCAGTTACAGTTCACTGGCAGTCAAATCGTGCAAATTGTAGAAACCAGATCTACGGCCACAATTTCTTGTGCTAACTGGGCAACGGAAAATTCAATTTTTAGTGCTAGCATCACACCCACGCAAGCAACTAATAAAATTCATGTTTATATGTTTTTGGCAAATCGAATGGATGCTGGTGCAGGTACATGGAGCTTGGCATACATGCGATTAAGAGTCAATGCCACAGGCCGAAGCAATGTGTTGTTGATACAGAGCGGTTGGAACGGAACTTGGCGCAACACTATTCATAGCTATCAGAAAACCTATGTCGACAGTCCTGGATCAACTAACACGCAGACATACACAGCATACGGATTAAATTATCCAACTGGTACTTGTTATTACAACAACACCGGGCAGCAAAACAGCGACGGGTATATCTACATGAGACTTACGGAGGTAACTGCATAATGCCTATCTATGTAGGATCAGCGAACCTTAGTGAACTCCGCGGGAGTATTACTACACCGGGTAGAATAGTGCAGGTAGTTCATACTACATGGACTTCGGCCCTTAATACAACATCAACTAGCCCGATTATCTTTTTTAACAGTAATCCTATTACCTTGTCGAATCCCAGCAATAAAATATTGATCGAGTTTCACAGTGACAACCGTTGTAATGACTGGGGCGACGGCACCTGGAATTTGTATTATATGGATTTGGTTCATATCCAGACAGGAACACAGATAACCTATTCAGGGTATCGCGGGGAAAACACCAACAGTATCAGGCATTTTCACAAGCAAGCAATTCACGCTCCGGGAAATCCAGGACCACATAATTACCAACTCAGAGGTTGGAGTTATGCAGCGTCAAATACTACATTTAATGGTGGCGCCAGTCAAGTTGATAACGACGGTGTTGCATATATCAAGTTAATGGAAGTTGCAGTATAATGGCCATTGTATTTCCGAACAAATCTATCAGTGCTTCGGGCAGTTTAATCAACATCCCTGGGCAAATTATTCAGGTAGTAGATAATACATCTACTGTAAGCACCACAGCGACTACCGCCGCCTGGGTAAATGTGTTTACAACAAGCATCACTATTACCAATTCATCAAACAAAGTAATGGTTGAATACTTTATGAATGATCGCAGCGACCAAGGCAACGGTACCTGGAGTTTAATCTATCATAGAATATTGCGTAACGGAACACAAATTATGCACAGCGGTTACAACGGTGCTGCTGCTAACTATATTGGTTTCTACGAACGCACGTTTCTAGACAGCCCAGGTGCTGGTACTCACAGCTATGTTGCTAGTGTGTTGGCGTACCAAGGCACAGTTTGGATTGGTAATTATAACAGTGGATCGACCAACCAATATTTAAGATTATACGAGATAGGACAGTAATATGATTGGAATGAGAAGACAATGGGGATTAGCTGAAGCTCTGGGCGATTTGTGCCCCGGTGCTCAGTGGCTTATGCGAGATAACGATTGGGAACAGCTTGAGTGGTTCAACGATAGCTTTGTTAAGCCTACTCTTGAACAAGTGCAGGCTCGTCAAGCTGAACTAGAAGCTGCTGAACCTATGCGTGTTCTTAGAGAGATTCGTGACTGGTATTTAAAAGACAGCGACTGGACTCAAGTGGCCGATTTGCGCCAAGTCCGTGGCCCCGAATGGTGCGCCGCATGGGACAGCTATAGACAAGAATTAAGAAATTTCCCAAACACAGTTACGAATGTTCAGTTTAATGAATTTAACTTTCTGGTTGGCATTACTTGGCCTGAACGCCCGAATCTCAAGTAAATACTAATCAGGAGCTGCTATGATTACAGAACGTTACAGAAAAGATTACACCGGGGAATTTATAATTACAAATACAGCCTGGTCCGGCGGCAAAAAACGCATGCGTCGAGAATGGATCCCTAATCCAATCGAAAACAATCATATTTCGGGACGTGCTGTTTGCATTGCTAGCACACAAGTTGATATATTTGATTACACAATCTTGCAGAATCACAAAGGCGGATTGCTAGGATCTAAAAAGGTACAAACTTATGGCACAGGCGCAGTTGCTAATACAATGAATTTAGACTTTGTAGTAGAAACTGATCAGGATGTACTAGTCAATTTGTTAAACCAGCACTATTACAAAAACAGTACAATCTACACTAAGTCAAAACAATGCTTGGCTCACCCAGGTGTGTTTTATGTTGTGCCGTACGAGTCTACCTTATTGAAGCAAGCAGCATTACCATACCTTGCTGCATTTGACGGACACAAAGAAGTATTCTTGCTAGGCTATAATGAGTTTGCAGAGATTGGTAGAACAGATTGGCAGCATCAAATATACAATATTATGACTGCATACCAAGGCACTAAGTTTTTTCATGTGGATTATGGATCACAAACTCCGGATGCCTGGAAAAGTTGCGCCAACTTTGCTCAATTAACACATCGAGAATTTTTAATTCACTGTGATGTGTAACTGCGTTCGATTAGCATAACTTTTTCTTGAACCACATCAAAATTAATAGTTGACCAAAGTCCGGGATGCAGTGGCCTTGGCCAATGTCCGGACTTTATCCATGCCCACCCCACATGCTCGTCATTTAGAACAGGCGTAAATTCTTGGTCTACACTACAGAAAAATGTATGGTATACAAATTTTCCATCTGCTGCTGTAAATTTTTCTATTGGCATAAGTCTATTGTATGCGGGCATTGATCCCATCTCTTCATAACACTCACGTTCGATTGCTTGTATTAGCGTTTCGTTATCGTTGACTTTGCCGCCAGGTAAACCCCAGGATCCGGGATGCCTAGGATCGTTTCTTAGCAGATATAGATATCGCTGAGTGGATAACGAATAAAACCAAACACCAGCAGCGTTTACAGTACTAGACTCCATGTGCCACCTGGGTAGAGGCCTTGGTAACTCTTGATCCAAGAACTCCCGGTCCATTCAAATTGCAGTTCTGTGGTAAGGTTTGTAACATATTGTATATTTACTGGACTACTGTCACTGTTGAAAACAATGACCCATCTAGATCCGTCATATTCAATGATATCGTTTGCTTTTGCAATTAAGTATTGTCCTGTTATGCCTGACCATGCAGCAGCATATCCATTTTCGCTGCCAGTGTCTTCGGTTAACAGATAGCGTTGACCCTGAGCCGCTGCTGGCAAACCTACACCCGGGCCGCTGACCAATGGATTAATTACAGCATTAATCGGACTCAATGTGTTTGCTGGAACAGTGTCGGGATCAACAGAAAACAACAAAAATCTATCATCGGTTGGATCATATGCAACTGTACCGATTACTTCTGTTCCGTCTTGTTGTTCTAGTTTAATTAAACTAATACCATCTCTGAGAACACCAAGCTCGCCGATTACTGCATGCCACATTAAATTACTGTTAGGTGAGTCAGCAGGAGTTAAACTAGTGTTGTATTGATCAATCACTTGCTGTGGGCGCAACGCTTGTAACTTATTGTTGATTAGTAATACTTGATAGTCAAACGGAGTAAAGATTTGACGAGTTCCTAGCAATAAATCGTTATTTGAGATAGCGGATATTGCATCCCCATTTGCATCAAACACAGACGCAACAATGCGTTCGACAACGCCGAGTTTCTTGACTTTGGCAGGCGAACTAATCCAAATTGGAATTTTAAATGTTAAGGTAGTGACGTCAATAGGATCATCTGATCCAACTGGGATAGTTTTGCTTGACCAGCGAGACGAATCTAATTCAACTACACTCAACGACGTCCAGTCGATAAAGTTGTCAGTTGATTGAATTTCCAAGGCTGGATTAAACAATGGTATAATTTGTTCTAGCAGCTGAAACTTCTGATTAGTATTGGAAGTCCAGATATCCAAATTAATAGTTAGACTATACGGAACAGGCATTAATCGTTCGATAGTGAATGCATTGCCTTGTGTGCTTTCGTAGGTATCAGTTGTGGCATCGTAGAAGCGTTGACGCACATTCATTTTACTCACATGATACGGTTCCTGCATTCTAGGACGATCATAATCCAGTGCTGTGATATAAAATGTCATCAATGGTGTCGACGGCAATTCGTTTGCTGAGTTATTTTGAATAACTGTCTGGACTTGTCGACTAGAATCGCCATAGCGAACTGGTACTCGCAACAACGTATGTGCAGTGCCTTCTTCGTTACGCCCGTACTCTACTTGAAAGTTACTAAAGATTCTTGCAAATTGCAATAAGAAACGACGTATTTGTTCATCATAAAAAAATGTTGGTCCGGCCATTATGAATTCCGATATGGTGGAGGGTTAGGTGGCAAGTTGCCCCCTTGATCGCCGTTGTCGGCGTTGGGTTTAAGAATTTGTGATAGACTCTGTCTACTTGGGATGTTACCGAGGTCAGTTGTTGGAACGGTGTAAGGATTGTTAACAAAGCTGGCACGTTGTGATAGTGCATTTTCAGCAAATGCTACACCTGTGCGTACCTTGTCTTCGATCTTGACCCAAGATCTTCCGTTGAATCGGAATAGTCTATTAGGAAAATAATCGAGACGTAAACAATAGTCTCCATCTACAGGATTTGGTGGAAAACTCACACCTGGTGTAACAGGCAACCCGTTGGGTGCAATACCGTCGCCAGTTAGATAACCCAATGTATAACCATCAGATCTTGGAGATACCCCATCTCCACCTTCGGTGTTGTCTACAGTGGTATTGGTATTATCAGTAGTTAAACCAGTTGATGCCGGTTGCCCGTCTACAGTAGTAGGCAAAATATAAAACTTCACAGTGTCGTAGCCTGTTAACGGCAATTCAACTTCAGCCTGTGTTAAAATAGCATCATTGATTTCCAAGTCTTTGGGGCGAGTACTGAGTTGATCAGAAATAGTAGTAGGATCTGTTTTCTCTCTCCAGTATGAGGTATCTGTAATTGGAGTTCCAGGAGGGACGTTTCTAATTGCTGTGTAGTATGTATTACCATCTAGCACTGTTGTGCCCGAAGGATAAAAATTGCCATTGTCCCAGATGTTATCAGGCTCAAACGGCTTGTTTAAAATGTCGTTGTATTCCTGAGCGTTGACCAGCGGCGTTGCTTTAACACGCCAAATATGTGGTAGCCAAGTTTGACTAAAGCCTTCGCTACCAAAATTTGCTTCTTGGATAACATAGTATCGAGGCAATGCTTTGTTAAGAGTAGTGTTCAAAGGATGGTAGTCTGTTAAGTTTGGTAGTTCTAGCACATCGCCTGACATTAGTTTGCGTCCAAATGAATCGATCATGTTGTTGTAATGGAAGCTGATGAACAGTGTATCGTTGTTTAGGAACAACCCGAATTGGCTCAAGTTAAAATCGATGTCTTGTTGACGGTAAACACCACGCATGACATACACGTCTTGGTCATACTTGCGATCTCGGTTTTCCAACAGTAACAAGTCTTCAATAAACAAGGGATTTGATTGATCATAAACTGGCAGCGTGGCATCTGCGTCGCCGGCATCGCCTGTAGCTGGACCCATGTATTTGTGAACATAAAGATCTAACCCGCCAACAGTAAACATCTCACTGATTGTGCGGTCAAAAAATTGGTAGTCGCTTGTGCGATTAGGGCGATAAAGACTTAGGCGTGGCATAACTGTATTTAGTGGTTGTTTGACAAGGAATTATATCCTATCATAAAATACAGTATGGACGAACTATATCAAAGAGCCACAGATTGCTCAGATCAAATTTTGAACATAAACAATCGCCAAGCTCGCCGTGATTTGCTTAAAATGCTAGGCGCAGTAGACTCTGCTCTTAATGCATTAGACTCAGAAAGTGTGGAATGTCGCAGATTAAACAAAATTACTAGTCGTTACAAAACACTAAAAGAGCAAGCAGAGGAATTGTTAGTCAATCTAGAAAAGCACTTAACCCTGGCCCGATTAATGTATACTTGACCAATAATTCCCATTTTGCTATAATTTGGGTATGAAAATTGTTAAATTAAACCGCAGACACCGACAGTTCAAAGAAAACGGGCACACAGTAGCCTTGCGATTTGAATCCTATGCGCCTAGAAAAGTCAGTGCCTACGAAAAAGTCTGCCGCGAACGGTTAAAAGGACACGGCTATGTTCGCGAAGCTGATTGGTGGTCAGGATTTGGGCATGCTATTAACAGCAACTCATACCGCCCATATTGGATTACATTCCGCAACGAAGCAGATCTTACTTTAGTATTACTTTCTGTTGACTTGACCAATTAACCAAAAAGTGTTATAATTACAGCATGTTTAAAGTAAAAGGTAAAAATACAACCTACGAAGTTCATTCTTTAGATGAAGCAATGAAGTGTGCTAAACAGTTAAACGAGTTTGTGACCATCACAGGCCCAGACTTTGAGATTGTTGGCATGTTTGGTGTTGACAGCATAAAAGACGGCAAGTGCCCAGATGGCGTTGCCTACGATTGGAATAAAGCGAGCCGCATTGGCCGCGTTCAAAAGGAGCGTGTATGAAAGTTTCTCTCAAACCCTTGAATCCTCGTAGCCCCGACACAAAGTATGTGGGCAACGAACCCACTTGGTCGGTGCAACCCACCGAGGAACGTTTTACAGCTCTGACTCGAGCATTTAACTGGTACAACTATTTCTACGGCAAAAAGGAAGCCAAAGAGTTTGTTTGTGTTTACTTGGATGCACATGACCGCACCAAAGACGCAAAACAAATTCGTGCCCTGAATGATAGCCAAATGCGTTTGACCACAGGTTGGTTGGCACGTATGAGTTTAATGGGCTTGCAACTGGATGAACATGAACAAATCAAGTTGGACAACCTAATCAAAGAGTTGCTGGCAATCAAAGATGAACCCAAGGCAGAAGAAGTAGTGGACGAAAATGCTCCCGCAAAGCTCACAATCCAAGACCGACTGCGTGAAAAAGTGTCAGAGTTCATGGGCGAGCTTGATGGATTGTTTGACGAGTTTGTTACTTCGGGTGCCAAGCTCAACGCTGACTACAAACCAGTGGCCTTGATGCGAAGCATGAATATTGCTCCGCAGATGATCAGCATTGTTAAAGATCGCTGGGCCAAAAATCTTGCTGAGTTTGAAGATGCACTAGCAGGTAAAGATCCAGACTTGGCCAAGGCCTACGATTACATGACAAAAACACAGCTCAAGCAATGTGTAAAGTTCTGTGAACTGGTGCTGGCAGATTGCGGCAGTTACGTTCAAATCAAGAAAGTTGAACGTAAACCTCGCAAAGTTAAAGCAGTGCCACCAGAGAAGAAAGCAGCCAAGTTTAAGATTTGTGCAGAGTTCGCAGAACTCAAGCTCAAGTCACTGCCTGCGGCACAGCTTGTGGACAAGTCAGAAGCATGGTTGTATGACAGCAAAAAGCGCAAGCTGATTCACCTTGTGGCAGACGAGTATGCCAAGGTGTTTACTGTCAAGAATAACACCTTGATTGGGTTCTCTACTGTGGAAACTGTGCAGAAGACTCTGCGCAAGCCAGCAGAACAACTCAAGCAAATCACCACAGTGGGCAAGCCAGCTGCTCGAAAATACTTCAAGGATATCAAAGCCACGGAAGTAGCATGGAACCCACGTGGCAACGAAAACCTAGTTGTTCTTCGCGTTTGGTAAGCTAAATATAGGGACGGAGTGTCCCTATATGTCTGAACAAAATTCATTACAAGTTCTAAAACAAGATCTTATTAACTATGTGCAACTGCAATTGGGCAGTGGCATGATTGACGTTGAACTTGACCCTGCACACTATGAGGCAGCGTATCAAAAAACCATTGGCACCTATCGCCAACGTGCGCAAAATGCATATGAAGAAAGTTTTAGTTTTTTAGAGCTTGTAAAAGACGTTGATACTTACACATTGCCCCAAGAGGTTATCAATGTGCGCCAGGTATATCGACGAACCTTTGGTAACTCCCAGGGTCCTTATGCCACAAACTTTGATCCTTTTACCCAAGCATCACTCAACGTCTATTTGATGAACTTTAACGTAGCTGGCGGACTTGCTACCTACGACTTTTACAGTCAGTATGTTGAGCTAGCTGGACGCATGTTTGGACAGTATGTGGTGTTCACCTGGAACCCTGTTACAAAGAAAATTCAAATGGCACGCGACTGGCGCGGAACTGGTGAAAACGTGTTGTTATGGACAGACAACCTCAAGCCCGAAATTAACTTGTTAAGTGACTTTCAAATCCGTCAATGGATTCGTGACTACATGGTCGCTAACTGTAAGTTAATGATTGGTGAAGCTCGTGAAAAGTTTGGAACCATTGCTGGGCCACAAGGTGGCGGCACACTTAACGGCACCGCAATGAAAGCCGAAGCCCAAACACAAATGGATGCACTAATTGAGCAGCTCAAAAACTATGTAGACGGCTCGCAACCTCTAACCTGGGTTATCGGTTAATTGAAAACCCTGATTGTTGGTTGTAGTTTTTGTAGCACACTTGGCGAACAAAATCCAGGATACTGGCAACTACATCCTGACATAACAGTAAAAGCAACTAGTGGCACAGGCAATCAGGCCATAGCTGCTAGAGTCGCACATGAATGTGCCCGAGAAAAATACAATCAAGTGATCGTTATTTGGACCGGCGTCAATCGTCTCGACACTGTGATTACTAGAGAATTACACGAAACATATTCGGGTGCGTGGGAAGGCAATCCTGCATACAGTTTTTGCACGCCACTTGAAGGCTCTGTGTGGTATCACTCGGGCGGACAAGCTGGTTCTTGGACTTGGGATCGAAACTGTCCTGCCGACATACGTCAAATTTTTAAAATAGAATATCTTGGCGCAGACTCAAGATATCTCACAGATAAAAGTTTAATCAATATAGTTTACACACAAAGTCTACTGGAAAAGTTAAACATTGATTACCAAATGAGCTTTATCTACAATCCGTTTGCAGACTACTCTCAAACTAGACATGAACATTATTTTGGTACAATCAACAAAACGTCTGCTTATTACAACCTAGTAGAATGGGAAAAGATATCGCTTGATACTACTCCTTTTGAGTGGGCAGAACAACGCTCGGGGTATTTGGAATCAGATCACTTGCATCCTACTCGAACAGCCATGCGAGAATGGATAAATCTCACCTTTGGAATAGACATAGCTGCATAATTTTGCTATAATAGCAAAATGCACCTGATGATTGACTTAGAAGGTTTAGCAACTGGCCCAGATGCTACTATCCTGACTATTGCCGCTCAAGCCTTTGACCCATTTGGCAAAGGCTACTATGAGCAATCTTATTATGCCCGTGTGACACTAGAAAGCCAGGAAAACCGTGTTATTGACGATGACACGATTGCATGGTGGGCAACCCAACCTGCAGAAGTGCGCAACGAAGCATTTAACGAAGAAGGTCGTGTCCCACTAGACGAAGCTCTCGACGGATTAGGCAAGCTAATTTGGCACAGTAAAATGGTCTGGGCTCAAGGCCCTACATACGATATGAACATCTTAGAGCATGCTTACAAAAGTTATCGCAAGACACTGCCCTGGAAATACTTTATGGTGCGTGATAGCCGCACAATTTTTAGTTGTTGGCCAGACCAACCCATCCCTCCCACAACACACCATGCTTTAGAAGACTGTCGCAGACAAATTGGCATGTTACAAAATACACTTAAATATCTCAACGTTAAGGAACTCAAATGATCATTGGAATTTGCGGACTTATTGGCGCAGGTAAAGATACTGCTGCCGACTATCTTGTAAACTTGCATCACTTTCGTAGGGAAAGTTTTGCTAACACATTAAAAGACGCTGTTGCCCAAGTGTTTGGTTGGGACAGAACTATGCTAGAAGGGCGCACCAAGCACTCAAGAGAGTGGCGCGAGCAAGTGGATACTTGGTGGGCAGAACGTTTAGGCATTCCTGAATTGACGCCACGTTGGGTGCTACAGCAATGGGGCACAAATGTTCTAAGAACTGGATTTCATGACGATATTTGGATTGCTAGTTTAGAAAACAAACTACGCAACACCACAGACGATGTTGTTATTACTGATTGCAGGTTCCCTAACGAAATCAGAGCAATTAAGGCAGCAGGCGGAATTGTAGTTCGTATTAGACGTGGCGATGAACCTGAATGGTATAATGCCGCAGTGGCATACAATCGAGGTCCGAATGGAAACTCTCAATGGGCATTGAGTAAGAAAAAGCTAGATGATCTAGGAGTCCATGCTAGCGAATACTCCTGGATTGGAACAGACTTTGATCAGATCTTAGACAACAATCAAACTCTGGATCACTTATACAATCAGGTCAAATATCTGGCTCAAGATCGCCACGACGCCAAGGGAGATCACTGCGTTTGATCTCTTCCACGCAGTTCAAACACACGGTTTTTAAATTACGACCATCTGTGTTGTGTAAATTTCCATCAATGTGATACACTAGCAACTGTGCTGAGTATCTAGCTCTAAACCCGCATCGATCGCATGCGGGTTTTTTCTTGTAGCCTGCTGATTGCCAACGTGCCACAGGCGGCTTGATTTTTTTATTTTTCTTAATGCAAACCTCACAGCGGCTACGATAGTAAACTTTGTCTCCACGATGGCAGTTTATTGCTCGGGGATGTTGATTACATACACTGCATATAGGTCTTATCATGAGATATTTATAAGAAAACCTTACGTAAGGGCATCGCAACGGGGTTCTTTTTTCGCTAACCGATAAATATCATTAGCTAAGAAAAAGGATTAACCCATGGCACTAATTTCACCCGGCGTAGAAGTAACAGTAATTGACGAAAGTCAATATATTCCCGCAGCTACCAACTCGGTTCCGTATGTTTTGATTGCAACTGCACAAAACAAAGTTTCAGGAACAGGCACAGGCGTTGCTGCTGGCACACTGGCTGCAAACGCAAATAAACCTTACTTGATTACAAGTCAGCGCGATTTAAGCGCAACATTTGGTGTGCCGTTCTTTTACAAGACCACAGCTGGCACTCCGATCAACGGATACGAACTCAACGAATACGGCTTACTTGCTGCTTATTCAGCACTTGGCGTTACAAACCGTTGCTATGTCCAACGAGCAGACATTGATTTAACTGAGCTCACTGCTACATTAACCCGTCCAACTGGCGACCCAGCTGACGGCGACTTTTGGCTAGACACAGCAGAGACTCTATGGGGTATCTTCCAATGGAACCAAACCACAGCGGCATTTACAAACAAAGTGCCTACAGTGATCACTAGCACTAGCGATCTTGTAACTAACACAACTGTGCCATTGCAAACAATTGGATCAATCGGCGACTATGCAGTGACAACCACTCAAGTGTCAAACCGTATATATTTCAAGCGCGGCGGCCCGTCAACTACAACATACAGTGCAACAACTGTTTATTCATCATCAACTGACCTTGTTAATTTGTATAATACTTGGGCTCTTGTAGGTAGCGATGATTGGAAGACTGCTTGGCCAACTATCCAAGGAACTGCAACTACTCCAACATTGACATCTGGGGACACAATTATTATCAACGGATCAACTATTTCGGTTGGTACTACAGTTAGAACTTGTTCTGATGCTATTAATGCTGCTGCTATCACAGGTGTTTATTCTGGTGTTGATAACGGTAAATTGGTAATTTATGCTGATTCAAATGCGTCAGCTGATGGGTCAACTTCGATTGTTGGCGCAGTTCAAATTGTCAATGGTACCTATAGCGGAACAGCTCCGTTGACAACATTGGGAATTGCAGAAAACACATATTATGCTCCTGACTTTTACACAGGATACAACTACTCTGCACCACGTTGGAGATCAACTGATACTCAGCCAGAGCCAACAGGTTCTGTATGGCAAAAAACTAACGCAGTAAACTTGGGTGCAAACATTGTACTCAAGAAATATTCATCTGTGTTAGGGGCATGGGTACAACAAGATACTCCAGTGTATGAAAATACCGCTAGTTATATTTTTGCTGCTGATCCAACAGGCGGCGGATTAAACATCCCGGTGGGCACCACATGGGCAAAGACTAATCCTGATAATAACACTTCGAATCCAGGCGATCCGATAACTGCTGGTTTGAAAATACTCGAAAAAACCACAAGTGGTCCATTGATCGTAACTGGTGATGACACTACACCTGGTCCGTTTGTTAGCGGAAATACATTTACAATCATGGCAACCCAGCCAGGTACAGCAGCTTACACAACTGCAACTGCAACATTAGCCGGTACTACTGCTGCTGATTTTGTAGCCGCAGTCAGTGCAGCTAATATTCCTTATGTGTCTGCATCAGTTAACAGTACTGGCGCTATTGTATTCACTCATGCCACAGGCGGTGACATTAATCTTAAAAACATTATTGGTACGCCAGTTACTGCTGCTGGATTTAATACTTCAGTGGAATTTGTAAGAGCTGGTATATCAGGAACTCTTGTGTTATCACCTTTTGTTACTACTCCGTGGTTTACCTACACTGCTAGCTCATCTTCTCCAAGTCAAGATCCAGCTGAAAACCGCATGTGGTATTACAGTGCTACAACACAAGTAGATATCATGATTCAAAACAACGGAGCATGGTACGGTTATCAAAACGTTACCAATGATGTTCGTGGTTACAACTTGAGTCTAACTAATGCTGCTGGCCCAATCTTCTCAACTGTGGCACCGACTACACAAACTAACACTGCCAAGAGTCCGTTGGCATACGGAGATTTGTGGATTGACACTAGCGACTTAGAAAATTACCCAGTGATATATCGTTGGGAATCAGTTGATACAGTTGACCAATGGGTACAAGTGGTAACATCAGACCAAACAACAGAAAATGGTATTTTGTTTGCAGATGCTCGTTGGGCACCAAACGGAACTACTGATCCTGTAGCAGGTGAATTCCCATCTATTACAAGTTTATTAACCAGCAACTATTTGGATTTAGATGCACCTGATGCTAATCTATATCCACAAGGTATGTTGTTGTGGAATACACGCCGCTCGGGTTACAACGTTAAAGAGTTTAAGTCTAACTACTTTAATGCACAAAGTTTCCCAGACGAGACATTGCCTACTGAGACTAATGCTTGGGTAACTGCAAGTGGTAACAAAGCAGACGGTAGCCCAAATATGGGCCGAAATGCTCAACGTGCTATGATTGTTCAGGCACTAAAGTCTAGTATTGACTTGTCAGTAGAACTGCGTGAAGAACAACGTCAATTTAATTTGATTGCTTGCCCTCAGTATCCAGAGTTGATCCCTAACATGGTGGTACTCAACAACGATCGCAATAACACTGCATTTGTTGTAGGTGATACTCCATTGAGATTGACTCCTGACGCAACAGAAATCACTAGCTGGGCTAATAACACAGTTACTACCGGTGATGGACTGTCTACAAGCGATGTATACTTGGGAACTTTCTATCCAAGTTGCCAGACAAACGATCTAAGTGGATCGGTAGTTGTTCAGCCACCAAGCCACATGATGTTGCGTACAATTTTACGCAGCGACGAAGTTGCTTATCCATGGTTGGCACCTGCTGGTACACGCCGAGGTGTAGTTGACAACGCTACATCTATTGGATATGTTAACGGCACAACTGGTGAATTTGTAACGATTGGTGTAAACCAAGGTCTACGTGATACATTGTATTCATTGAATATTAATCCGATTACGTTTGTACCTGGAGTTGGTATTACTAACTTTGGTAATAAGACTGCAACATCAATTGATAGTGCATTGAACCGTATTAACGTATCACGTTTGATTGCATTCATTCGCGGACGATTACAAGAAATTGGTAAGACATTCTTGTTTGAGCCTAACGATCAGATCACTCGTAACGAAATGAACAACGCTGTTAATTCGTTAATGATCGACTTGGTCAACAAGCGTGGTATCTATGATTACCTGGTTGTTTGCGATTTAACTAACAACACACCAGCTCGAATCGACAACAATGAGTTGTGGGTCGATATTGCGATTGAACCAGTTAAGGCAGTTGAATTTATCTATATTCCATTGCGCATTAAGAACACTGGCGAGATTGCAAGCAGTGTAAGCACAGTAGCTACAGCAGGGTGATATATCGAAAAGTAGCTAACGAAAATAGGGTCCTTGGGCCCTATTTTTCTTGACCAAAAGACCATAAATAAAAGCATACAGGAGAATTAACATGGCAGTAGCATCATTAACTAAAATGACAGTGCCCTTGGCAAGCAGCGACAGTAACCCTACCCAGGGTATGTTGATGCCAAAACTGAAATATAGATTTAGAGTTGAGTTTCAAAACTTTGGTGTATCAACACCTCGTACGGAATTAACAAAACAAGTCATGGACTTTACCCGTCCTCAAGTGTCCTTTGAAGCAATCGACATTCCAATCTATAACTCAACAATTAAGCTAGCCGGCAGACACACATGGGGCGATATCACTTGCACATTGCGTGACGATGCAAGTGGTGCAGTTAGCCGTTTGGTCGGTGAACAACTACAGAAGCAATTGGATTTTGCAGAACAAGCTAGTGCAGCATCGGGTATTGATTACAAGTTTGTAACTCAATTTGAAATACTCGACGGCGGCAATGGTGATACTGTGCAGGTCTTAGAAACTTGGGAAATCTATGGTTGCTATCTCAGTGAAGTCAATTATGGTGACATGAACTATGGTTCTAGTGAGCCTGTTACTGTCTCGATGACTATTAGATTTGACAATGCTGTTCAAACATCCACTTCTGGCGTTTCAGTTGGCGTTGGACAACCTATTGGCCGAACTGTCAACGATGTAGCTACTGGTTAATAATGGCATTCGGACAAGACTTTTTAAAAGGGTTTGGTCCAGGTGAAGGCGTAAGCGATTATGCCCATGCCTCTAAAACCTTTTTAACCAATGGTTATGAATTTGCTCCACGGAGCAAATTCTTATTTCATGTGTTCTTTACTATTAACACTGCTTATGTTCCGTTACTGGGATCGGCGTTTAATAATCAGGACATTGCTACCATTGGGTTAATGGTCAAGAATGTTCAGTTGCCAAATTATCAAATTGGTGTAGAAACAATGAATCAATATAATCGAAAGAGATTGATTCAAACAAAGATTGATTATAATCCAGTACAATTTGAATTCCACGACGATGGCGGCGATTTAATTCGTAACATGTGGTATACCTACTATACCTATTATTACAAAGATCCTAGTCAAAAGTACGATAATCTCTCGCCTAACAACGGCAATCTAGGGCCATTAGTAGCAACCCCGACAGCGTTTGATTACAATGCTAGAGACACTTATGATGCTAGTAGATCAGTAAACGATTGGGGTTATATTGGCGAAAGTTATACTGACGGTAAAGATATTACCAGTGTAGGTCGCAGCGGCAAAAAGCCTTTCTTTAGAGACATACGAATTTTTGGTATGGACCAACACAAGTGGGCCAGCTACGTATTGATCAATCCAATGATAACTGAATGGCAACACGATACCTATGACTATGCACAAGGTAATGCCACTATGAGTCATAGAATGACCTTGCGTTACGAAACTGTAAAGTACGGTACCGGCGCAATTGGCAATGTTAGACCAGACCCTAACGTTGTTGGATTTGCAGATTCTGCATATTACGACAATCACCAAAGTGGTATTACTAACCCTGCACAAAATGGAACTGTATTAGGCCAAGGTGGTCTTATTGATGCTGGGTTAGGCATTGCTGAAGATTTGGCATCTGGCGGTGTTGCTGGATTAATTGGTGCTGCACAAAAAGCATCTGCAGCCTATAACACTTACAAAGATAAGAACCTAAAGAGTATCTTCAACAATGAAGTACAAGCAGGCGCTAAAACAATCGCTAAAGGCGCATTGCCAGCAGCGCAGAAAGCTGTGATTGGTACCGCGGGACAAAATGGTATTCTTGACGGCATATTCTTTCCAACTGCAAAATCTACCGCTGCAAGAGGCGCAGTACCCACAACCTCAGATCTTACTACAAGATTAGCTAACGAAATTAGAACAACAAGGTCATAATCATGGGCACTATTAATGCAGCTAACCCCAGTATTGATCAAACAGTTAGAATTTTTGATCAATTTTACAATTATGCCGAAGATATTCCTGCGGCAGAGTATGACATTGTGTGGAGTTACTTCAACAGTGTGTTTAACACAACCGAACAGGCTCAGAATTTTACAGTAGCTTGGTTTAGAGCTGCGCAAGCAGCTGGTGTTAGTGCAGTGACTATGTTACAACAAGTTGAAGGGCAAACTGGCCCACAACTCACATTAAGTCTGGCATACTATTTAAACTCTGTGCAAAGTCCTGCTACTATGTTGGGTATCTTAACACCTGTATCGCCTAATTACTGGGCTGCTAGAAATGTGAGACAATAATGTCTAAGTGGGCGCAGGGACCTTACAATGTTACTAACACTGCCAAGTATGTTGGTAAAGGTGTGCCTAGATACCGATCTGGGTGGGAGTTGGCATTTATGCGCTTTTGTGATACTAACGACCATGTGTTGCAATGGGCTAGCGAAAGCATTAACATACCTTACCGTAATCCGCTAAGTGGTAAACAAACCATTTATGTTCCGGACTTTTTAGTTGTGTATAGAACTAAAAACAATACAGTTAAAGCCGAAGTGATTGAAATCAAGCCAAGCGGTCAAAGTGCTATTACAGAAAATCAAAGCAGCAAAGAACGAGCTATTGTAGCGGTAAACTATGCTAAATGGGAGGCTGCTACTGCTTGGTGCCGTCGCCAAGGGTTAACCTTCCGAGTCATTACAGAAAAAGACATGTTTCATAACGGTCGTGCTTAAACCCATAAATAGGGTATGACCAAAAAATTAGAGGACCTGTTTGACCTTCCGCCGAGCGAATCTATCGGCGATCACTTGATTGATCACAGCAATCTCACCATTGAAGACACACAAACAATTATTGCCAATGTTGACAACACCATTGACAAAATTGATGCTGCATTGTCGGGCGTATCCGATGTGGATAGATCCGATGTGGAGCTTGATGAAATTGCAGACATGGCCAAAAAGAGTTTTAATGACTTATCAGACCTGGGCATGAATGTTGATAGTCGATTTGCTGCTGAAATTTTCGGCGTAGCTGGCACAATGCTAGGGCATGCACTATCTGCAAAGACAGCCAAAATGAACAAAAAACTCAAGATGATCGATCTCCAAATGAAGAAATTAAAGTTGGATCGTGACTTACAAAGCGAAGAAGGCCCTACAGAAACAGCACAAGGCCAGGTATTAAACCGTAACGACTTACTGGAACGCCTACTGGCCGGTAGAGACCAAAAATCTAAATAAGCATAAATATTGCATAGGGAACTGACATGAAACACTTCAGAGATTATCTAATCGAAAGCGAAAGAACATACTCTTATCGCATCAAATTCGCCGGTGACTTACCAGGCAATTTTTACAAAGACTTTAAAGCAAAGTTGGATCAATTTGATCCAGTTAAAGTAGGTGATGTAAAAACCACACCTATCCAAGCAAGAACACCGGACTTTCCTGCATTCAGTAATGAACGTGTAAGCACAGTGGATGTAGAATTCCGTTATCCTGCGATCGATGCACAAATTCGTCAAATTGCACAGTTATTGGGCATGGACCCAAACCGTGTGTTGATGCAAACTCCTAATTATTCTGACAATAATCAAGAAGAACGCATTGATATCGAAGATCAAAACAAAGAATTAATCGACGATACTGATTTCCCTGCACCTGATGCAAAACAAAAAGCGTTGAGCAAAGATTATGCAACTGGCCCATACGATCATGCAGTCCTTAAAAATGCTTACCGTTCAGATTTCACTATTGCTGGCGAAAAAACCAAACCCGCAGAAACTACAAATGACTTACCACAAGGCAAAAACAGCCCAATGAGCACAGTCAAGCGTCCACCTAAGCCAGCAACTGGCCGTAACCCACGAGGATAATTCAAAATGACATTTTTTTACAACTTAAACAAAACTCTCGATGCCATTCGTGAGAAGCCAGAACTTAAACATGGTCAACTTAATGAACGTGCAATGCCAAAACAGCGCACACAAGAAGTAGACGAAGGATTTGTTGACACTGTCAAGTCTGGGGCTCAAGCAGCACTTCAAGCAATTGGTAGCACATTAGGTCATGGATCAGACGAAGACATGATCAAAGATTTGCAAAAGAAAGCTGGCGTTCCTGTAACCGGCAAAGTGCCACCACAACAACCTGGACAACAGACTACAATGGCAGGCGCAAAACCAACATCTGGGCAGTTACCAATGGCAGAAGAAGGTGGAATCCCAATGACACCCAAGCAAAAGAAGTTTGCTGCTATTGCCGAACCCAAAGACAAGATCACTTTCGCTGACAAGATTGCCGGCGCTAAAAAGGAAGTTGATGAAATGTTAGGCGACGTTGCTGCTGAAGCAATGAAGAACGCATTGCGTGGCAAACAACAAGTAGCAGACGAAGGCAATGCATTTACTGGTGCATTAGCCAAAACACCCAAAGGCGGCAAGTTTAAAGTAGGCGGAAAAGAATTTACTGACAACAGCGACATCGACGAAGGGTGGGACGACATGCTCAAGTATGCCAAGGACACTCGCGAAAAGACCAAGAAGGGTGAAATTACCCACGGTGCCAAGCATGATATCGAAGACACAGGCACAGGTCGTAGAGTAACTCGTCGCACTGACCCCAACACAGGTTACTCAGTGGGCGCAGATGATGACAAACCAGCTGACGGCGAAAAGCGCGGTCGTGGTCGTCCTAAGAAAACAGACAAAGCACCAGAGCGTGTCACAGCCAAGGCTTACAAGCACAAAGGCGGCCGTAAGGAAAAAGTCAAAGAAGAATCAAGTGAAGGCAGCGACTTAGTTAAGTTGAGCAAAGTTATTGCATCATGCACAACTCGTGACCAGTTGTTAGCTGCACAAAAGATGGCCAACAACTTCTTGAAGAAGCACATGCAAGGCGGTATTTCTAACATCGGTAGCAACATGCGTCGTCGTAGTGATATCGACGATACATTGCAACAAAAGAATCGCGAACTGCAAGGCGGCGTTGAAGAAGAAGCTGTAAGCAAAGCTCAACGCAAAGCCGCTGGTATTGCCCATGCTGCTCAAAAAGGTGAGATTCCTAAAAGCAAGCTAAAAGGCGCTTCTAAAGAAATGGCCAAAATGCCCAAAGGCGAATTGAAAAAGTTTGCTTCTACAAAAGAAAAAGGTCTTCCTAACAAAAAGGAAAAGACTGAAGAAACTACAACAGCAGGTTCCGTAGCTCCAGCAGCAGGCGGCAAAGCCAAAAAAGGTGGCATTGTTGGCAAAGGCATTTATGACAGCATCAACCGTGAATTAGAAGATATGATCGCCGAATCAATGAATGTGTCAGTGAACATGAGCATGGACGAAAACGGCGAGCCACGCAAGAACATCACTGTCAGCGCAGAAGGCGAAGCAGCAGAACAATTGGCACAATTGTTGAACTTAGCAGGTATGGCAGCACAAGAGGAAGATCACGGTTGTGGTTGCGAAACCAGCCCTTGCTCGTGTGGTAGCGAAGAAGAGTTAGATGAGAATCAACCTGACTGGCCTACAGATCAAGTAACAACTGACGAAAACGATCCTGAAATGCGTTTATACTCAGGCGGATTAAATGGTCCTAAGTCAACTGGTCAAACTGTTGGTGCTCCGTTCAACCGTCAAGATCAACGTCAAGGCGTCATGGCCGAAGGCACAGACCTTGGCATGAAGTTGTATGCAGAACTAAAATCATTTAAGGGCTAATCATGGCAAGTCAAGCAAATGTTTATACCTCAGTGGCCAACGTTGTTTGGGCCACTGACAAAGTAGAAATCTCAACAGGCAACACTGCTGTGACGTATCAAGTTTGGCTTGCTCCTGACTTTACCAGCAGCATTTACTCAAACGCTGTCAGCGTTCCTGCTTACGCAACTGAATACAAGTATGTAGGTGTAGGCAACTACCTTACTATTACTGGTTCAAACTTCACTGCTGCCGAATCTGGCACAGCAAGTTCTGGCACAGCTGGTGTTCAAGGCGGCGGAAGTTACGTAGGCGAATAATGCGAGCACGTGAGTTTATAGTCGAGAAGCAAGAAGGCAAAATACGTCGAGTCTATCAAGATTCTACCGTTGGCCTTCACAAGTTTCGTGATCCAGGCGGTTACGATCGCACCTATGAACTCAATCGTGTTATGATGGCCGCTGCATGTGCAGACGGCACTGATGCTCCTTTAGACATGGATCAGGCCAGCTGGATTGGCAAATACAATACAGCACAGCCATATACCAAAGAAGAACAAAAAATGCTCAAGCAAGCATTCAAGGCAGTGGGCAGCGAAACACATGATCTCAACGACGGCGACTTAGAAAGTAAAGAACATCCAGCAGTTAACAATAAAAGTCCTATCAAGGGATTCAAGGGGTATCCGCGATGAGAGCCCGTGAGTTCATTCGTGAGCAACGTGAATTGCCACCCGAGACAAAAGAGCCCATGCGTGATGCCTACACTCTGCCGGGCTTGAGTGCTGCTGATCCATACAAGAGTTATAGATTTGGGGTAGCCATGGCGCGAGCCCGCAGTGAATATCGCAAAGACGATGTGAACCCGCACATGCCAGAGTGGACAGCAGAAACAGCATTCGGAGAACATGCTATTGTATCGGGATTTAACCATGGCATCGCTGAAATTATTGATGCTGCACTCAAGATGACAGACACTCCTGGCGGCAAGAAATTAATTAGTACTGCTGACAGCGAAGAACCTAATACAACAGGCACAAAGAGCCCTGTAAAAGCATTTCGAGGATATCCAAGATGAAAATTAATGAAGTAGATTTAATGCGTAAACTTGCTGACTTGATCAACAGTCAAGCCAGTGGTGCAGAACCCGGAGACGAGCCACTAGGTGCTTCTAGTGGTGTTAATAATCCTGACGTTGTAATGCGTGACGAAACTGGCAAGGAGTTGGTCAAGCAACCTGATACCAAACAAGTTCCACCGCTACAGTTAAAATTAGAATTGTTAAAACGTGCAGTTGGTGTTGAAAACATCTACAGCGAAGACAATGTTGAAGAAGATCCCGAAGCCAGCAATTATAAAACAACTCCCATGAGCGAAGAAGAAACTGCTGCATTAGAATCGATGAAACGTGCTGCTGGAGTAAACGCTTTAATCCGCAATGAAATGAGCGACGACGAGCCATTAGATAGTTAAGGAGAACTGCTATGGCAGACACAATGGAGCTATGGGCCACAAGAACAAAAAATATTGACCCCAGTCAATACGTAGGCCAAGTAAACAGAATATTTTATTATCCTGATTCAGGGACATTACGAATCAGTGACGGAGTTACCCCCGGTGGCTTGCCGATTAACTTAATTGGCAATTTGGCAAACATTGCTATTGCTAATTTTGTCTTTAACAACACTACAATTACAACATCTGTCCCAGATGCTGATATTGATATAGATTGCAACGGGGGTAATTGTAATATTAATTTACTTCCTGGTAGCCAAGTTAACGTCGGCGGAGCATTACATGTGCATGCATCAGGCAATCTCAGTGCAGCACCGTCGTTTGATATAGCCTCAACTGGAGACGTTACTATATTAGCTCCAATGTCGGGATATACCAGCGGTGTTAATATTATTGGTAGCAGCACAGGCACTGAAAGTAACCCACAAAACACTGGCGTATTACTGCACATCACTGGTCAAGATGCAGATCCAAGTCGTATTTACAACGATGGCAACGGTGCTTATTCTGCCTACATTGGGCGTAGATATAATGGTACAGTGGATAGCCCAACTGGAATCCTTGCCGGGGAAATTATTTCTCGTGTCGGTGCTACGCCAACACTAAGCAACACCGGATGGCCGGCAATCAGTACAGCTAGAGTTGACTTTGTTCAACACGGAGATGCTACTACATCAAATTACGGTAGTCAAATTGAATTTTGGACCACACCACTAAACTCAACTACTATTACTCGTGCAGCGTATGTCAACGGTGATACTATCTATGCAAATAACTTACAAACAACTGGGCGTGTAAGTATCATTGACACCGGCAATGCTAGTAATATTGCTGTTCTTACTGTAACTAATAATCAAAACGGAAACACCCGTCGCCCGGTGTTAGCCAACGTTGTAGCACAGTTTACTGGCCAAGATAACAAAACACCATTGATAATTTACGATGGTTATGGTAATGTTGCCAGCGCAGTAACAGGGCCTGAGTTTACTATGCGTGCTGCCCGTGGTAATCTGGCCGTTCCGGCAGCAGTCCAAAACAATGATGCACTGGGAAAAATTGGTGCAGCAGGTTGGGGTACCACTGGGTATGGGGGTGTATATGCATCACATATCGAATTTCAAGCTGCTGGCACATTCTCAGATACAAGTCGCCCAGGTAAGATTGTTTTTAAGGCTATTCCAGACGGATCAACTACGCAAGCAACTGCATTAACATTAACTCCGACTACTGCGGTATTTAACGATGGCATGGTAATGTCAAACGCTTGGGTGAATCTACCTGCAGGGACTACAACACAGACACCGTTGCAATTTACAGCAGGTGCTCTACCAACTGTTCCAGTTACCGGTGGCGTAAGTTACGATGGCACTGTGTTTGTTGGTGTGCCACAAGGACTAGAACGCGGTGTTATCCCAGCTCAGCAAACTTTTGTTCTCAATGCTGCAAGAAACTTAACTGCTGGCACAACAGCAGCACAAAGTTTGTTTGGTAAAACAGTTGACCTATCAGCAAATACTCGTTACTTTTATGAAATCAACGCTTACTTTGCTAAGAACGGCTCGGGATCAAATCAACCTACGATTAATTACGGCCTGGCCCTAACTGCTGGTAGTCTATTCTCTCATTTTTACACAGTGAACAGTAGTGTTACTGCAACCGTTGCATCAGTGGCTTCCGGAAGCCAGATGTTTAATTACATTACTTCGGGATTTGACACAGGAGTTCCGATCACCGCGGCTATGCCAATAAGTGTTAGCTATGCTCGGGTATTGATCAAAGGATATATTGATGTTAACACTGCATCAACTGTAAACTTCCAGGTGGCATTTAGTGCCGCGCCAAACACCAGTTGTAGTGTTCAACCACGCAGCGGGATTTTTATCTACCCAGTTGGCCCGGCAGGTGCTGACACTAGTGTAGGAACATGGGCTTAATATGAAAAAACTAATAATAACACTCTTCTTTTTACCACTATCTGCGCTGGCACAGATTGCACAACAATGCCCACAGTTCTTGCCTAACGGACCTGTGGCCTATGCTGCACAACCAGGTGATCAGGAACTGTGCAAAACAAACTATGCAGTGATTCATCGCTGTTCAGTTAAAGCACCTGTTGCAGTGTTTGAACACCTAACTCGTGAGTCAATGACCGGACCTGCCAAACGCAAAGACAACTTCCGCGCTGACCCACAAGTATTCCAGCAGTGCCAAGCTACCTTACAAGACTATGCCACAGTTGGTAAGACACATGACCGTGGACACATGGCACCTGCTGGCAACAACACAACCAATGATCAAATCATGTCAGAAAGTTTTTTCTTGAGCAACATGGTGGCCCAAGTTGCCAACAACAATCGTGGCATCTGGAAGCAGTTAGAGACATGGGAAAGAGACTGGGCCTCCAAAGGTGGGGACTTTTATATTGTTTCCGGTGGCATTTTTGACCAAGGCTATCCTACTACTGGCAACGGCCTGGGTATCCCAACTCGCTTATACAAGATCATCTACGAAAAGAACTCAAAGCAAGCAATGGCTTACTTAATGCCAAACGCAGCACTGCCTGTTCAAGACTTGCCCAAATATCAGGTCCCTGTTGCAGCAGTAGAACAAGCCACAGGTATTCGCTTCAACGTCGGTAAATGACAAAAGAAATTCGTTTTTCTACTGCCAGCTTACAATACACCGACTCCAACGAGGATTGCTACTTAGACCCCAGCGATCCTCTTTTTGCTTTACAAGGACAAGGCACACTGGGCACACTAACCCCTGCATCAGTGACAGCAGCATACGATGCACACAAGCGTCAGCAAATAGCAGATCAACATTTCCAACTTAGAGACGAAGCAAAACGCCTGGGCATCCGTCCCGGAACACCGGCTTGGTTTGCGTTTAACCAATCTAAATAACATTAAATACAGCCATGAGCACTTTAGAAGGCGTATTAGTCAAGGCCCCGCATAAAAAGCAGGTCTACACAGAAGAACAGTTACAGGATTTTATGATGTGTGCTGACCAGGAAACTGGCCCAGAATACTTCATGGATAACTTCTTTTACATTCAACATCCCACACGTGGCAAGATGTTGTATCATCCCTACGAGTATCAAAAGAAGCTGATACACACATATCACAACTATCGTTATTCGATCTCCTTGATGCCACGACAAACAGGCAAATCAACATCAGCAGCAGGTTACTTGTTGTGGTTTGCTATGTTTGTTCCAGATTCTACAATTCTTATTGCTGCACACAAATACACAGGCGCACAGGAAATCATGCAGCGTATTCGCTTTGCGTATGAACTGTGTCCTGATCACATTCGTGCTGGTGTTGTGAGCTACAACAAGGGCAGCATAGACTTTGAAAACGGGTCCCGCATTGTTTCGGCAACAACAACTGAAAATACCGGGCGTGGTATGTCTATTACACTGTTATACGCTGACGAATTTGCGTTCGTTCGCCCTGGTATTGCCAAAGAGTTCTGGACTTCTATCAGTCCTACCTTGGCCACAGGAGGTAAAGCTATTATTACATCAACCCCCAACTCAGACGAAGATCAGTTTGCGTTTATTTGGAAGTTGGCCAACAAGTGCGAAGATGATTATGGCAACCCAACAGAAGTAGGCAAAAATGGTTTCAAAGCCTATCGTGCTTATTGGCAAGAACACCCAGACCGTGACGAGCAATGGGGTCGGGATATGGAAGCCCAGTTGGGAACAGATCGTTTCCGCAGAGAAATTGGCTGCGAATTCATTATTAACGATGAAACACTGATTGCTCCTACCACACTGATTGATTTAGAAGGCGTGGAACCTGATCACAAAACAGGGCAAGTGCGTTGGTATAAAAAGCCCGAGCCTGGCAAGTATTACTGTGTTGCCTTGGATCCCAGTTTGGGCACAGGCGGCGATCCTGCTGCTATACAAATCTTTGAAGCCAACACTACAACACAGATCGGGGAATGGCGTCATAACCGCACAGATATTCCTACGCAGATTCGTATCATGGCTGATATCATCAAACATATCAACAGCATTGTTGATGACAAGAACTCTATCTACTACTCTGTGGAAAACAACACCATTGGTGAAGCAGCACTGATCAGTATCTCAGAATACGGGGAAGAAAACATCGAAGGTTACTTCCTGAGTGATGGCACAACAACACAATCATCTAATCGTCGCTGGCGCAAGGGATTTAACACCACAAACAAAGCTAAAATTACAGCGTGTAACAAGCTCAAAGTGTTAGTTGAATCCAAGAAGATGAAGATACACAGCAAGCCCTTGATATCTGAACTTAAAACATTTGTTGCCCACGGAACCAGTTATGCTGCCAAACCCGGGGAAACAGACGATTTGGTAATGGCTACACTACTTGTTGTTCGCATGATGCAGCTATTACAGAGCTATCACACAGAAATGGATAATCAAATGAGGGACCACGGCGATGTAATGATAGAGCCCATGCCTTTCATTGTGATGCGATAAATATACTACTATGTCTAATCAATCAACGAGCAAAAACCTATACGACCTACTGGTAACCAAGAACTTTGACATCCAGTCCTTGGACAGCAGAACTGGACGAGCACCAGTCGACGATCAAGGAAACCCCGACATCGGGGAAGCAGATGAATTTCGATTTGATTATGTTCCGGAATCCGGTCGCAACTACGGTTCTGTTGTGATATTGTTAGGAAATGACAAAGACTTAACTATGTTCTTTGGGGACAACATTGGCCGCGGCATGGAAACCGAAGACAAAACAGAATGGTTTGAGTTCTTGACACAAATGAAAAACTTTGCAACCAAGAACTTCATGACATTTACCCCGGAAAACATTACCAAACTAAAGTATACCAAGCAAGGACAAGCAGCAATCAAAGAAGGCTTACACGAATCTTGGCAAGGCAAGGGCAACATCAGCTGGAATGGCCAGCCTACAGAAGCTCGCATAGTAATCAAACACAGCAAGTCACTAACCGAAGACGAAGCACGTTTTCGTTTCATTGAATGCATTTACATTGAAACTGCTGATCGTGAACGTTTTAAATTAAAGAGCCGTAGCCTAACTGCTGCCAAAGCCATGCTAGAGCATGTGCGCCAAGGTGGCAATCCCTACGATGCTCGCGCACAACACATCAACGAAATTGTCGAAGAACTATCTGTGTTGAGCCGTTTCCGTAGAGCCAACGCTAATCGAGTTTTAGAAGGCGATACCAAAAATCTAGTAGAGCAAACCAATTCTTACTACAAGAACATGCACTCAGTTCTCAAGCACTTGGGAACAAATCGTGGATATCAAGCCTACTTTGAATCATGGAAGCCCAACGAAATCAACGAAGGCAACTTGGTAGTAGAAGATCTCAAGAGCTTGTTTGTAGAACAAACAATTGATCACAGAATTGAAGAAGCGTTGCCGTTGTTGGCTCGCATTACACAGGAAGCCAACGCAATGAAAGAAGCACAAATTTTCGAATCGTGGATCAACAACCTAGTGGAAGGCACATGGGCCTTGCCAGAAACACCAGAACAAAAACAAACCTTGGTTGACTTAATGAGCAAGGAATTTCCTGTAGGTGCTGATGCAACCAATGCCACAGAACAACTCTATGACATCCTGGGCGATGACGTGCTGTTTGATCAACTACAAGAGCTAGCTGATGCCAACGCTGATGCAGATGCACGAAGCGTGGTATTGACTCGCATGGAAGAACTTTCCGGCCAAAGCCCTGACGTTCAAGCAGTGCTGGGTCAGTTGCAAACAACCAATCCTGAAGAACCCAGTGAGCCTACTGCTGATGCAGAGGAATTAGGACAAGAAGTTGCAGGCGACGAACAACTACCACAAAGCGTGGAAGAAGGTTCAGCCGGCCCCTTGCCCCAAGAGACATTGGATTTAATTGATGAATATATTGCCAAGGTTGAGCCAAATGCAGACCGCGATAGATTGATACACGATGTTAATAGTGGGTCGATACATACATCCGAATTAGAATATGCCTTGCAAGACGACATATCAGAAGCGCAATGCAACATGACCGAAGCCGGTGAATACTGCCCCAAGCACAAGCTAGAAGAATGCGGAATCATGGAATACACCGGAAACTGGACCAACTTTGGGCTAGAAGAAAGTGACGCAGTAAGTCAACTCAAGAAGTTAGCGCATGGTAAGTAATGCGTGAATATTGATAGAATTGTTTTAACCACTTTCGCTGGATACTTTTTTTCCCAGATACGATGCCTGCAGAGCATACAACAATATGCCGCAGGCTTTCCTATTGACATTATCATTGATGACTTTGACACGCAGCATTGGCCTAGTTACCCAGGAGACTGTGAACAATACATACGACAAATTTTTCCTGATACTAATATAACATTTCATAGGTTTAGTGATTTTGCAGGAATGGATCGTGTAAAAACTGGGGGGTGGTTTAGACAGCAGTTAGTTAAACTTTATCTTGACCAGTTTGTATCTGGTGATCGTTGGTTGCTAGTTGATGCTGATGTTGTGTTTAAAGAACCAATTAGAATTGACGCTATTAGCGCCACAGTAAGCAAGGACCCAGATCCTATCAATGTAGGAAATCGAATGTATGTTGCTGACATGTTAGGAACAACAGAACCTTGGGTAGTCAACAAAGATGAATACTGGTGCATGAGTTCGGTGCCATTTAGACCGTTAACTAGAGATTTGTTAACAGGACTAAGAGCACACATAGAACAACGTCACAATAAATCAGTATTTGAATATCATTTAGAACTATTTGAGCAGAATAAATTAGTAGCGTTTGATCCTTATTCTAACACTATGGTCATGAGTGAATTCCAACTCATTGAAGTATACCGTCATAGATACTATCACTCGCCGTTACCGATTGGACGATGTGTGGCCAGCAACTTTGAGCATTCATCTGTTAAGGACTGGTATACAAGTCAATATTGGTTTGAAAAATACATGCCTGTGCCAGAGTTACAATGGCAGTGGCTACATAATTTTGGAAAACACCATGTCTAGACTATACACATTAGGATGCAGCTTTACACAATACTGGCGTTGGCCTACTTGGGCAGATGCCCTTGGCAGAGAGTTCGAGCATTTTGAAAATTGGGGTCTCTGTGGCGCCGGCAACAGCTACATACTCTGGAGCCTGACCGAATGCAATCAACGAAATAAACTTGGCCCCGATGATGAAGTTTGGATTATGTGGACCAACACCAGCAGAGAAGATCGCTATGTGGATGGACGTTGGCTAGAAGGTGGTAACATCTATTGGTCGGCCGGAAGTACTATGCCTGCAGAGTATGTAAAGAAGTTTGCCGACGAACGTGGTTACTTAATTAGAGATCTTGCTAACATTACAGCAGCAAAACACTTACTAGATCACTGGGGTTGCAAATACAGATTTTTAAGCATGGTTCCTATGACCTTAACTAATGAGTCTACTGGCCACGGCAACAATCCTGCACAGCCTAACGCAGAGACACAGGACGTATTAAACTTCTACAAAGATACGTTAGATATAATTGGACCTAGTGTCCAAGAAACAATCTTTGGTGGCTCGTGGTGGACTAGTCGCCCGGGCATTCCGGACAATTTTGATTCTAGTCAACGAGACTTTCATCCTACACCGGAAGAGCATGTTGAGTATTTTGAATTAGTTGCCCCTGGGCGACTCCGGGAAGAAACCAAAGAATGGATGACCGAATGGTACTGGCATGCCCGAGACAAAACACAAATGTGGCGCGAGCCCAATAGACCAGAAAGACTATAATGGAATTTATCACAACAGGACCTAATCAATACAGAGTGCAACACGACAGTTGGATGGACGGTGGCGGCACTTGGTTTGGCCAGGAATACACAACCGTTATCAAACAGCGGTATCCAAACAGAGTTTTCGAATGCTGTTATGAATGGTGTGCTGGGCCTGCATTTATTGGGTACAGTATTTTGGATCATGGGCTATGTAAGAGCTTGTGTGTTAGTGACATTTATCCAGACGCTATCAAGCGAGTTAAAGAGACTGCAAAAATACATCAACTATCTAATGTGGCTGCTTATGCTACAGGGCTAATTGCTGATCTACCCAACTACGAACAGTTTGATTTGGTTGTAGCCAACCCCCCGCATTTTCTTGAATGCCCGGGTGATGATAACTATCGACGCATTGCAGTGGACCAGAATTGGGCAGCACATCAAGAGTTCTTTGCCAACATTGGACAACACCTATTGCCCAATGGTATCGTCTTGTTGCAAGAGAATCAAGCAGGGTCACTAAACAGAGAGCAAGACTTTGCACCTTTTATCGCAGCAGCAGGACTTGAAATAACCGATGTGTTCAACAGCTCGGCTCACTACACGCCTGACCATTATACTCAAATCTACTACATCGAAATCAGGCAAAAATAAATTGCCTTTCTCATTGACTCTGCTAAATAAACTAGTATACAATACAACTTGTATGCACAGGCAGCATCTAAAATTAGATAACAAGCATATACATAGGCAACATTTTTAAGGAGAATATACTATGGCATCTTTAGCAGAAATTCGCGCACGTTTACAGGCAGCAGAAAACAAACAAGGCGGGCAATCCGCAGGTGGTGGTGATAAATCAATTTACCCTCACTGGAACATGGAAGAAGGTCAATCCGCAACACTCCGTTTTCTTCCAGACGGAAATTCAAAGAACACATTTTTCTGGGTCGAACGTCAAATGATTCGATTACCTTTCGCTGGCATCAAAGGCGAAATGGACTCGAAGCAAGTCATGGTTCAGGTACCATGCGTTGAAATGTGGGAACCAAACTCTTGCCCAATCTTGGCAGAAGTTCGCACATGGTTCAAGGACAAGAGCCTTGAAGAAATGGGTCGCAAGTACTGGAAAAAGCGTAGCTACATCATGCAAGGCTTTGTTCGCGAGAACCCAATTGCTGATGACACTACACCAGACAATCCAATCCGCAAGTTCATCATTGGCCCACAGTTGTTTGCAACTATCAAAGCTGTATTGATGGATCCAGAAACAGAAGAATTGCCAACAGACGCATTGCGTGGTTTGGACTTCCGTATCAGCAAAACACAAAAAGGTGGTTATGCTGACTACTCTACTTCAAAGTGGGCACGTAAAGAATCTGCACTGACAGAAGCAGAACAAGCCGCTGTTGAAGCACACGGGTTGTTTGACTTGAGCACATTCTTGCCCAAGCGCCCAGGCGATGTTGAACTGCGTGTGATCAAAGAGATGTTTGAAGCATCAGTTGATGGCCAGCCATACGACACAGAACGCTGGGGTCAATACTTCCGTCCTGCTGGTGTTCAAGCACCAGGTGGTAGCACAGCATCCGCAGATGAAGACACTCCTGCTCCAGTAGCAAAGGCAGCACCTGCCCCTACCGCAGCACCTAAGGCAGAAACACCTGCTTGGGAAGATGAACCTGCTGAAGCAGCAGCACCAGTTGCTAAACCAGCAGCGCCTACACAAAAGGCCGAAGACATCTTGGCTATGATTCGTAGCCGTCAACAGAAGTAATCAGCAAAAACACACACGGGGCAACCCGTGTGTTCCTTTCTTTATACATAGGTAATATATGGCAAAACCATTTGACGTCTCAAAGTTCCGTAAGGAAATTACAAAAAGCATTGACGGCCTAAGCATTGGCTTCAACGATCCAACAGATTGGATCTCAACAGGCAACTATGCCTTAAACTATTTGATCTCTGGCGATTTCAACCGTGGAATCCCCCTGGGTAAAGTTACTGTGTTTGCTGGCGACTCTGGCGCAGGTAAATCATACATCTGCTCGGGCAATATTGTTAAACATGCACAAGAACAAGGTATCTTTGTTGTGCTAGTTGACTCTGAAAACGCTCTTGACGAGGATTGGCTCAAAGCACTCGGTGTTGACACAAGTGAAAGCAAGTTGCTTAAATTGAGCATGGCCATGATCGATGACGTTGCTAAAACAATTTCCACATTCATGAGCGATTACAAAGCACTGGCAGAAGCAGATCGCCCCAAGGTGTTGTTTGTCATTGACTCATTGGGTATGTTGTTGACCCCAACTGACATTAACCAGTTTGATGCAGGTGACTTAAAAGGTGACTTGGGTCGCAAGCCCAAAGCACTGACAGCACTGGTTCGTAACTGTGTAAACATGTTTGGCGCATACAACGTTGGTTTAGTTGCTACTAACCACACCTATGCAAGTCAAGATATGTTTGACCCAGATGACAAAATCTCCGGCGGTCAAGGCTTTATCTACGCTAGCTCAATTGTTGTTGCTATGAAGAAACTCAAGCTCAAAGAGGACGAGGACGGCAACAAAGTGTCGGACGTTAACGGTATTCGTGCTGCATGTAAGATCATGAAAACACGCTATGCCAAGCCATTTGAAGGCGTTCAAGTCAAGATTCCTTATACAACAGGTATGAGTCCATACTCGGGTCTTGTTGACTTGATTGAAAAGAAAGAAATGCTCAAGCGTGAAGGCAATAGCTTGGTGTTTACACTCAGTGACGGTGAAATCATCAAGAAGTTCCGCAAGGCATGGGAAAAGAACGACGAAGGATGTCTCGACAAAGTTATGGAAGATTTCAAGAATCAGAAAGAAGAGGTAACTACTGTTGAGGAGGATGCCGAATAATGGAGCAAATGGCAAGCGTAATTTGGGATGAACTAAAACGTTATATTAACGTTGTAGATCGTGGTGAAGCCGCAGAAAATCTTGTGAGTGTGCTAGTTGACAATGATTGCGATCCAGAAGATATTAAAACAGCCTTTGCAGGCGACAAAGATATCAAACTAGCAATCGCATCATATATCAACAGTGATCAGGAAGAGTTCGACGAGGAATCTGAGGACGACATTGACTGGGAAGACTAATGTGGTATAGCCGTGTAGTAGCCGATTTAGGAAATATTCCTGATTTCATTCAGCACTACGAGAATGAACTAACAACCGCTAAATCTGACTGTCGTATCGGGGGATTAGTCGAACGCAACATCAAAGAATTGCCCGGATTAACAGAACATCGCTTTAATCAATTACAAGAGATTGAAGCGGTGTTAAACTTTCTTAACATTCAACTACGTAAGATTCGTAGAAAACATTTCCAAAAATATCTCGAAGCCTACGCTCGTGCTCTAACGTCAAGAGATGCTGAAAAGTATGTAGATGGCGAGGACGAAGTAGTCGACTTCGAGACTATTATCAACGAAGTTGCATTGTTGAGAAACAAGTGGTTGGGTATTCTCAAGGGTCTCGAAACCAAGCAGTGGCAAATGGGACACATTGTGAGATTACGCACAGCTGGTATGGAAGATATCTCAGTATAATGTTTTTTAGAAACCCCGAAGAAAGTCATGCTCACAGTTTAGAAACTTTAAACTGGCTATACGAGCATGACGATTTTATGGCTAGTATTGACACATTAATTGATCTAGGTTGCGGCTCTGGATTGGATATTGAATGGTGGGCAACACGAACCACACGAGATGAAAATCCAGAACCGCTGAATATCAGCTGTACTGCACTAGATCTAGCAGACAACATGCCAATGGCCAGGAAATACTCAAACATTGTGTATCAGCGTAATGATTTTGAGCATCAAGTATTCACGCCCAAGAAGAAAAAATACGATGTGTTATGGTGCCACGACAGTTTTCAATATGCATTGCGCCCACTTGACACATTGAAACTATGGTGGAACATTGCTGAGCCGGGAGCTATGCTATGTTTAACTGTTCCCCAAACTACAAATATTGAACATCGACGGATGTCCTTTATGCAGCCCAACGGCAGCTACTATCATTATAGCCTTGTTAATCTCATGCACATGTTAGCAGTTACTGGGTGGGACTGCTCGTGTGGTTTCTTTAAGAAAGCAGCTATGGATCCATGGCTGCATGTAGTAGTGTATCGCAGTGAGATTGAACCACAAGATCTTCACACTACCTGGTACCAACTTGCAGACCGGGGATTGTTGCCAGAAACAGCAGCAGCTAGCGTACAACGTCACGGATATGTAATACAAGATGAATTGGTATTACCATGGCTAGATAAAAGTTTAACATGGTATGGGCAGCAGTGAAATACGCTTATGCACATGACATGCCCGGAGAACATGCCAAATGGACATTGACTCCGTGGCGCAAAAAAGGACTCAAAGAATTTTCAACTGTTGCCAAAGTTCCCGATGACTATATCTTAATCAGTAGTCATTATGCTCCTTGGTGGAGTCCTTTAACAGAATACATAGCCGAAGGGCGTCCGTACATTGAAATAGAATACGGTTATTGGGGACCGGACACACCTCGACGAGAAACACGCAGGGTAACCTACAACGGTCATCATAATATGAACATGCGCCAAGTTCCTTATACTAGGTCGCATTTATTTCCTTATCCTATTCATCAATCATGGCGAACAACACCCGGAGAATATGTATTGGCTATACAGCCAGTGGAAGCGATCTTAACTGAACGCACTGGTGAAAACATGGATGCGTTTAGACAGCGCATTACAGATGCAATAAGTCCTTATTGGACCGGCCCAATTAAATGGCGTAAAAAGGTTGGCGCTAAATTCTCTAGATTTGAAACATTTCAAGAACAAGCAGCTGGGGCCTATGCTGTAGTAGGCGAACGTACTATGGCCTGTGTTGAATCTTGTTTGTTAGGTGTGCCTGCGTACACAGTAGATAACTCACTGACAACTTTACTAATGGGAGGTATAGAGAATCTAGCCAATCCTCGGTATCCTGATCGTGCGGCATGGTGGGAACATATCTGTTGGAGCCAATTCAACAGAGCAGAATTTGACACTACTGTACCTGCCGATTTAGTAGAACAGTATCAAATACACCAATAAATATTGGCATGAAAATTGTAATTGTTACAGGCGGGTTTGATCCGCTACACAGTGGTCACATTGCTTATTTTAACGCAGCAAAACTGTTAGGTGATAAACTAATTGTCGGAGTTAACAGCGATGCCTGGTTGCAACGTAAAAAAGGCCGTTCTTTTATGCCAGTGCATGAGCGTATGGCAATAGTTGCTAATTTAAAATCAGTTGATGATTGCGTTTTATTCAACGACTCAGATAACTCTGCTTGCGATGCCATTGCATTAGTGAAGCAAATGTATCCTGATGCTAAAATAATCTTTGCCAATGGCGGAGACAGAACAGCAGACAACATTCCCGAAATGGTGTTCGACGACGTCGAGTTTGTGTTTGGGGTCGGCGGCGAGGATAAAAAGAACAGCTCTAGTTGGATTCTTGAAGACTGGAAGGCGCCTAAAACTTATCGAGATTGGGGTTACTATCGTGTGCTACATGAAGTCCCGGGTATGAAAGTCAAAGAACTTACAGTTAATCCAGGATGTAGTTTAAGCATGCAACGACATCAAAGCCGCGCTGAATATTGGATTGTTAGCGAAGGTAGTGCTGTTGTAAACAGTCAGATGAGCAATGGATATGCGTTGCCCCGAGTGACGTTGACACCCCACGATGAATACAAAGTGCCTATTCGTGAGTGGCACCAACTAACTAACCCTTTTGATTTACCCGTTAAGGTAGTTGAAATACAATACGGCAAGCAATGTATTGAGGAAGATATAGAACGCAAATGAAACCAATCCCAATTTTTATCGGATACGATCCAAGAGAAGCTGTAGCATACCACACATGCGCTAACTCAATTATTAGACATGCATCCAAGCCCGTTGCTATTATTCCTTTAGCATTGAACTTGTTTGAGGACTATACTGAAACACATACCGATGGATCAAATCATTTTATCTACAGTAGATTCCTTGTACCGCACCTAATGGAATACACCGGCAAAGCAATTTTTATCGATGGCGATATGATTGTTCGAGATGACATTGTAAAATTATGGAATCTGACCAATGAAACAGTCTATTGGGACGTTGCTGTGGTCAAGCACAATTACAAAACTCGAATGACAGAGAAGTATCTTGGTGCAAAAAACGAAGACTATCCTCGCAAAAATTGGTCGAGCGTTATAATATGGAATTGTAACTCTCACCCTAATCGCAAGCTAACACCTGAGTTTATTGAAAAATCCACTGGCGCAGAACTACATAGATTTACATGGATTGAAGATGACCGCATCTTTGAGTTGCCTAAGGAATGGAACTGGTTACCGGATGAGTTTGGGCCAAACCCTGATGCTAAATTATTGCATTATACTCTAGGAACTCCGTGCTTCCACGAGTTTGCTAATACACCGCAAGGGGACGAATGGCACCGAGAGCACATGCTTGCTGACTATTGTGTACAACGGAAAGATATTCAATGACTGACCTAGTACCAGGGCAAGTGCTATGCATAAACCGCAAAGTACACGACCATCCTGTTAAGGAAAGACAATCGGCATTCATTGATAGATTTCGTGATGGCTGTAACGGTGTATCAGTCAGCGGACAACAGGCCTTTCAGCCCGGTGTTACTAATCCATTGTGTATTCGAGGAATGAAATTTCAATCAATGGTGCAGGAATGCTGGCGCACAGAAAGAACATTCTATTATATTGACAACGGGTATTTTGGAAATCTTCGCAGCAAAGTTTGGTTTAGAATTATCAAAGATCATGTGCATGACATTAGGGCATTAATTGATCGTCCTGCAGACAGGTTAGCTCCGTGCCACGTAAATGTAAAACCATTCACATCGGGTAAAAAAATATTATTAGCTCCGCCTAGTTCTAAAAGTTTTAGTCTATGGAATATAGATCAACAACAGTGGATCGCGGAAACTGTTGCTGAAATTAAAAAATACACCGATCGTCCGATTGTAATTAGAGACAAACGTCCACGTACCGAACGATTAAAAAACGACACAATCGAAGAGGCACTAGCCGATGATATCCATTGTCTAGTAACATACAATAGTGTAGCAGCAGTGGAAGCATTAATTCTTGGCAAGCCTGCAATTACTCTTGGCCCTAATGCTGCTGGTATGTTATGCAGTCAATCATTAAATGAAATTGAATCTCCGCGAATTCCAACAATTGACGAACGAGACGCATGGCTTAGACACCTAAGTTATAGTCAGTTCACATTTGAAGAAATGAGCAACGGAACAGCCTGGAAAATCCTTAATGAGTGATACACCTATGCTTGGATACGCCAAGAAAGCAAAATGGGTAGGTCCTTTTGTTGAATATCTTGGCGGTCGTATGGCCACCGATGAAGAAGTGTTATCGAACACATCCATTCCCATGGCCATTTCGGGTATAAGCAAGAGTCTTGCTAGAACACAGGCACAAACCCACAATCTTGATTGGTGGTATATTGACACTGGGTACCTGGGAAATATCAAAGACAAGTATTGGTTTCGTGTCACTAAAAACAATCATCAAAACATCTACAGTATACAGCCTAAGGATAATCGTCGACTAGCTCGGTTACCAATAGACAGAAATCAATATCGTCGAGGTAAAAAAATTTTGATTGTGCCACCGGATCCCAAGGTGTGTAGTTGTTATCAGTTGCCTGCCCCGGAGCAATGGATACAAAACACTGTAGAATTAATAAAACAATACACAGACAGACCGATTGAAATTAGACATCGTCCGCCTAGTAGGCAAGTGCGGGTGTTTACAGACACATTTGCTGATGCGTTGCAAAATGATGTTAGTGCTGTTGTGTTATGGACTAGCAACTGCGGAACTGAATCAGTTCAACATGGTATACCAGTGGTTAGTTTGGGTCCTAGTTCAGTAACGCAACTTAGCCAGCCAATTGAAAAGATTGACTGCTTGGACGATATTGATTACCAGGAAGTTGAAAAGTTGTTGTGTTGGCTGAGTTATAATCAATTTACATTAGCAGAAATGCGCAAAGGTATTGCCTGGAGGATGTTGCAGGAAAATTATGCAAGTAATAGTTAATCGAGAAGAACTAGTAGAGCCTCTAGCAAAACAAATTTTAATACACTCTTACAAAAAAGAAGGTATTAATTACCGCGAGCTTGATGAGTATATCGACAAAGTTCAAAAGAGGTTGGACAAGACTTGTCTATTAGATATAAACTTTGCAGAGGTTAATAATTTAATTCGTCGATGCCTTGAGCAGCATACAGACCGTTTGGTAATTGATTATAAAAAGCAATATCGATCTCTGATAAATTGGTTAGCTAGCAAATACCCGTCGTCTGGCATAAGCACATCTCAATTACTAGCTTGGTATGCAGATCCTACACATAATGGATTTATAAAAAATGTTGCAAGACATATATCAACTGATGTCAAATACATTGTTGACGATACTAACTTTGCAGACCCTACTATAATTCGAAATGTTATCAACAACGAGGAATCTATTAAGGCTAGATTACTTGCAGGCAGCGAGTTTTGGTTTACTGACGCAGGATATACTAACTTTATTGCAGCAAAAGGCAAGCCTTGGCATAGATTGTGTCACAACCACATACATCAAAGTTTATCGCATTTAAATTTCCCAGCTGACAGACTAACACTACTGGAACATACACCGCAACCGTGGAGAACCAAAGGGACCAAAATATTAGTAGTAGAAAGCAGCGATTCTCACTACCGCATGTTAAACACAGATCGAAATACATGGCGAGACAAAATTACAAGTGAATTGGTTAATTATACCGACCGTCCAGTTGAATATCGTGTTAAAGATATGGATCGCAAAACTCGAAACTCGGTATACGATCTTCTTATGTCGTCAGATGATTATTATTGTGTAATCTCAGACTCTAGTGCTGCGGCAATTGAATCTGTCTGGGCCGGAGTTCCGATTATTACATTAAACACCCATATCAGTACTCCGGTTGCAAGAACACAAATATCAGACATAAACAACTTGTATCGTGGCCCTATTGGTGATTGGTTGTGTGCGTTAACATACAGTCAGTTTACTAAAAAAGAAATGCAAAATGGCACAGCTTGGAAGATAATAGAGAAATATCATGTATGATGTAGCAGTGTATCTCAGCAGTCTTCCGAGAATTGCAGATCGAGATAGAAAAGTCGAAGTATTAACAGCATTTGCCCAAGGTGCTACTACACTTGGCCTGAATACAACATTGCAAACTAGAACACAAGTTGTTCCTGCTCGGCTTGGTGTTATTTTGGGATGGGTGGGCCAAAGCATCAAAGGACCGCACATACAACTTCGCAAGGATGTAATTGCTAGTCAAAAAGTAATGAGCATTGACGGCAGTTGTTTTAAATTTGCAGACCCTACAAGTATTTTCCTACGTTATAGTTTGGATGGTGTATACTATAATACTGACGAGTATGCTAACAAAAACAGCGGGCCCGAGAAATGGAATCAAATAAAGCAACAGTTAAATCTTGAGTTGCTGCCTTGGCGTAACAACGGTAATCATATTTTAGTATGTGGACAACGTGACGGGGGCTGGTCCATGAAAGGTGTCAATATGAACCAGTGGGCATTAGATACCGTACAAAAAATTAGAAAAATAACCAATAGGCCTGTTATTGTTAGACCGCATCCAAAAAACCCTATGCAGACAAACCTATTTGATTCAATCCCAAATGTGCGATTTAGTCAAGGGTCTACTCTACAGCAAGATTTACAAAACGCCTGGGCTAGTGTATTTTTTAATAGCTCGAGCTGTGTTGCATCTATACTTGCGGGTGTACCTGTATTTGCAACAGATCCTGATTGTGTGGCCTGGCAAGTTGCTAACACAGACTTAACACAAATTGAAAATCCATTGACCCCGGTAAGAGATCAATGGATTTGGGACTTATCAGCAGCTCACTGGACAGATAATGAGAGTAGAGCTGGGTTAATCTATAAAAAGTTTAAACCGTTTTTACCAACCTAACACATAGTCGTTCTTGACCGAAGTCAAGATTTTTGCACCCCAGCTGACCAGGGTGTCCAATGCTTGTGCTGTGTCTGTGTGCCCTACATCCTTGTGCTTTTTGTGTTCCACAACCATGATAGGTTTATACTTTAGGATAGTTTCTTTGGCACCTCTGAGGATTGTATTTTCGTATCCTTCACAATCAATCTTGATATAATCAATTTGGGGCAAGTTTAAACTATCTAATCTATACATTGGAATAGAGCCTGCGCCAATACTCGAAGTATCGACATGGCTGTGACCGGTATTCTCGGCAGTAATAATCATGTTGATATGAGTATCACTTTCGCCTAATGCACAAGCACAAACTTCAAAGTTAGATGCGACTACGTTCTTTAGCAAACAAGATCTAAAGTCGGCAACAGGTTCAAACGCAATAACTTGTTCAAAGGATTCGCATAGATCCTTGCTCCAAAGCCCAACGTTTGCGCCAATATCTAGTGCAAGTCCTTTACGATCACAAAGCCCTATGCTGACTTTACGAACAGGTTCTTGATAAACTGGACCGCCGCCCTTTTTAATATTCTTTTCTAACATTCCTGCAAAATGCGTGTCTTGGTCCGGGAACCACCATCCGTGTGATTGATACATTATTTGCGTCCTTTTCTTAATACGTTTTGCCAGTAAGGATGGTCTTGATGTAGAACAACTTCTTTTGGCTTTGAATGCCCTTGCACTTTGCGATCACCTTTAACATGATCCATATACTTGCCTAACTCTGAATTAATAAACGGGTGCCCTGCAAGTCCCTTGTCTTCCCAACTGGGATTTAAGTTATGGAACCTGCAACGACTTTGAATTTGTTTTCTCAGCACATCAAAAATGTAGCTATCGTGCCATTCACGCTCTTGAAAAATTGCATCGTTGTTATACATGTTAACAAAATCACGAACAAATTGTCTGCACTCGGGTGCGTCTAAATTATAAGCAACCCAGCCACACTCTGAATGATATTTTTCCCCTCGACCCAAATAGCTGACCATAGTGTTTGAAGGACAAACTGTGCTTAGTGCTTGCATGGTCACTGGGGTATGGGTAACTGAATCAGCGTCGATCCATATCATCCATCCAGACTCGATCATATCAGCTGCTACAGACTTAGCAAATACTTTATAGCAAAAACGAACAGCATCCCACCTAAACTGTTTCTTGGGATTAAACACATCGGGTGGCCCTGCTTGCCCGTGTGCAAGTGGATTGTTTTTGTGTCGTTCTACAAACGCACGTAGATCTGGACTTGCTGCTAATATATCAACAACCTTTGTATTTGGTCTTGTGGTCCGCGGTGCGCAGTTTTCTGCCAACACAATTAGGTCAACTTCGGCAGGCCAAAATTGTTCAAAAGTGTCGATCATTCTTTGGCCATATTGTTCTAACCCGGCCTGGTGAAATGTGGTAATTACTGTGTATCTCATGTGGAATATTTATTAATGACAACCGTGACCTATTTTCCTTTGCAATGCGCTCTAAATTCGGGCCCAGTTATTTCTGCGGTTATGAATGCATTAGAAAATGCCGGATTTCGAATTGAACCTAACAGTTACGATGCTGATATTGCTGTGATTTGGTCTGTACTATGGAACGGCAGAATGGCAGCAAATCAAGACGTCCACCGTTATTATCGCAGTAAAGGGCGTTCTGTTGTGTGCATTGAAGTAGGTGCGTTGAATCGTGGAGTTACCTGGAAGATTGCATTGAACAATATTACATCACATGGCTATTACGGGAATTTACTTGATCAAGATCCTGATCGTCCCAAAAAGTTAGGCATATCATTACAGACTAATCCATTAAATCACGGGCGTGTGCTTGTGGCAGGACAACACAATCGCAGTCTACAACTTGAAGGTGTAGATCAAGAAACCTGGTACCTAAAACAAATTGAAAACATTGACAAGCAGGTTGTAATTCGGCCCCATCCTCGCTGCTCATTAAATCAAAGCCGCTTCCCTGCACATGTTGTATGGGAACAACCTAAACGGTTGGCTAACACATACGACAGCTTTGATATGCACTGGAACTTTGATGCAGTGATAAATTATAATTCAGGTCCGGGAATACAAGCAACCATTGCAGGTGTTCCAGTAATAGTAGACTCAAGCAGTTTAGCCTACAATGTGGTAGATAAAGAACAATGGTTGATAGATATTTGCCATACAGAATATACATTAAATGAAATTGAAAGTGGAACATGGGTAAGAAGGATAGGCTTAAAGCCTTAGCAGAAGCAGCAGGGCAACTACCGCAGGGCCCAGTTCAATGTGCCTGCGTGATTCATGGCACTGCATACTCTTGGGATTATGTTGATCGCCTTTATAACATGTTGAGCCGGCATCTAAGTCGTGGTATACGACTGCACGTCTACACAGAGCCGGACCGTAAAGTTCCGGCACACATGGTTAAACATGAATTGAAAGATATTGGAGTGACTGGGCCTAGGAAGGCTTGGTGGTACAAACTACAACTGTTTAATCACAAACATTATCAAGGGCCGCTGTTGTATTTCGATCTAGACGTAGTGATTACTGATAACATAGATTGGATCACACATCAGACTACTGACTATTTTTGGGCTCCTAGAGATTTTAAACGATTGTGGCGGCCACAGCACACAGGAATCAATAGTAGTGTGATGTGGTGGGATACCACTAAGTTTGCTGATGTGTGGAGGCAATTTCGCGAGCAAGACTTTAATTTATTGCAACGACGGTATCCGGGAGATCAGGACTTTTTAAGCGATGTGATAACACAGGATCGACGATTCTTTCTAGATGAACGACTGATACGCAGTTGGAAGTGGGAATGCCTTGACGGCGGCTGGGATTTTAAACGTAGACAGCATCTAGACCCTGGAATAGGTACCAAACTCGGGGGCGCCGGGGTATTAGTATTTCACGGAAAACCCAACCCTGCAGAAGTACAGGACCCAGTGATATTGCAACATTGGAAATGATATTCCTGGATAAATAATAGCATTGGAGAATACATTATGACTACACGCACCTTTAAACAATTCGGTATTGCATACGGAGAACAGCCTGCAAACATTACAGCAAAGATTAACAATGTTGTGATATATCAAGGACCTGTGGTTACATTAAATGAATCTTTTCCTGAATTGCCGAATGCAGCGTATACTGTTACTAACGAGCTATTTTCATGGAATGCCGAAGTGGCATTCTCAGGCAACCAGGTACTTGAAATTGCAATAGACAACAATGCTGATTTATTAGTAGCATTTAACCAGGCTAACTACACTCCGGTAGAAGAGGTTGTAGGAAATGTAGGAAATGTGACTATTGTTTCGTCGGGTCCCAATGGATATATTGGATTTCCTTCTACTCAATTTGGAAATACTTACATCAATGACGTGTTGCAACCCCCAGTTGAACACGGCAACTTAACTGGGCAATGGTGGTGGAGATTGCCTGCAGATGGTACATTTGTAGAAAATATAACAATTGTGCCCGGTTTAGAATAACAAAATAATGCTTACATAACCCTGCTGATAGCAGGGTTTTTCTTGACCAAAAATTCCCAATTTGCTATAATAGTTACATAGAGAGCAAAAAGGAACACATGAAATACACTCTGATTACACGTAACGGTAAAGTATTAACTTTTTTCTTGCAAGTAGTAGCAGAGCAATTTCAGGCAGCATACGGTGGTGTTGTAATTACGCAACAGGTGCTAGAAACACAAGAAACCGTTGAGACGGTTGACCAATAAATCCCGTTTTGCTATAATATACGCATAACAACAAAACAACAACCTAACTTTTGGAGCTAAAATGAGTTCAGTTCGTATTGTGCGTGGCGAGTATCGCAACAAGGTAGTCGCTAATCAAGTGTTTTCGCTGGTAGCAGGTTTTCAAACAGGTGCCAAAGGCAACTATGTCACTGTTCGCAATGACGGCACTTTCCCTAACTGCCCAGATACGATTCGTGTGCGTGTTGACAGCATCGAAGATGTTGAGTATACTAGTTCAATGGCACAAGACAATGTAATCAAACTCGAGCAACCTGCTCGCCCCCAAGAAACTGACGAAGAAGCAATGAGCCGTATTCGTGAACGTTTTGACATTCTGCATGAAATGACCAAAGCGTCAGTTACAGGTGACATTCGTGCTATGATTGTGTCGGGCCCACCGGGCGTTGGTAAATCATTTGGTGTGGAGCAAGAAATTGACAAAGCATGTCTATTTGATAAGTTGGCGGGTAAACGACTTCGTGCCGAAGTCGTTAAGGGTAGTGCGACGCCGATCGGGCTTTACCAAACTCTATACAAATATTCAGATACGAATTGCGTGGTTGTTTTCGATGACTGCGATAGCATTTTGCTCGATGACGTATCGCTTAACTTACTCAAAGGAGCTTTGGACTCCGGAAAGAAACGCAAAATCTCCTGGTTGTCTGAGTCAAGCACTTTGCGTCGTGAAGGCATTCCTGACAGCTTCGAGTTCAAAGGCTCCGTGATCTTCATTACCAACTTGAAGTTTGACAACATGAAGTCGCAAAAGTTGCGCGATCACTTGGACGCTCTCCAAAGTCGTTGCCACTACTTGGACTTGACCTTGGACACCATGCGTGACAAAGTGTTGCGTATCAAGCAAATTGCCGCAGACGGCGAATTGTTTGCAAACTACGATTTTGATAAGTGTGTGCAAGACGAGATCATTGACTTCATGGACACCAACAAGACACGTTTGCGTGAAATGAGTTTGCGTATGGCGCTGAAGATTGCAGACTTGCGTAAGATGTCAGTTACTAACTGGAAGCGTCTTGCAGAAACAACTTGCATGAAACCACAAGGAGTTTAATATGTTTGAAATTTGGGATGGTGATTTGTATCTTTACTCTGTTGATACAAAATTCGAAGCAGATGAACAAGAAGAAGCAGGGTTTACAATCAAGTCATTGGAGTATTACGGTGCGTGAACTAGTTATTAAACGATTGCAAGAGTGTTCGTTTGATGGTAAAATTATCATCGACAGCAACGAAGATGAGCATGTGGTGTCTGAATTGGACTTAATGACCGACGAAGACTTGCTGGCATTGTTTGAAGATCAAATTGGATTTAACGGGTAGTATCATGGACAAATACGAACAAATTACCAAGCTGGCCCAGGCTCATGCTTTAATTCAAGAAGTAGTCAACAGCCGTGCCGAATACGACGATGTGTCAGGCGAGTTGCAAGATGTTGCCAACACAGTAGCAGATATCGCAGACGAAATAGAAGAAGGTTAACCCCGCAGTGTGCGTAGGGGCAATGTCAATAAGACCCCTCCGATAAGGAACAACAATGAAACAACGTGGATTTACTTTAATTGAACTGATGGTTGCTATTGTGATCTTTGCGATTTTTGTTATGGTCATTGTAGGTGCAGGAACCTCAATGTCTGGCAACAGCAACATCAGTATTGGTATCAATGGAGTAACTGAAAGTCGTTGTATCGAAGGTTACAAGTTTGTTATTACACAGGACAGCACTCGTCAGATACTTGATGAATTTGGCAAGGGTGTTCGATGCTCACAGGAGTTGAAAATTCATGGGCAGTGATCGGGCATTCTTTGGAACTATACTGGCACTGTTTGCACTGATGACCGGCAATCCTGGTTGGGCATTTTTGATTTTTTTGATTGCGATACTGTAATGTTGGCTCTTTTTCTTAACTTGTTCTTTGCTTGGTGGTTGTGGGAACAGGCCAAAGATCATTTTGAAGCAGAAAGAAACGGGATTGGCTGGGCCGCCCTTGTTATAAGTGCGGCAAACTTTGCAGCCGCAATGGATTTGATTGTTTGAGGTGTTTTGGTTAGCTCCTGAATCGTGAAAACGGTTCATTTACAACAGGCTCTTTGGAGCCTGTTTTTTTGACTTTTTGTTGTGGTAAGTATATACTACTACGATGCTTTCTATTACATTAGGAACTACTGATCCTTTAACACTTGAATTCCAAATAAGAAAAACTCCTGTTGCAGACCTTTGGCGAGAACGCATGCAACAAAAAGACAGCTGGCCACTTGATCATCCTGACAGATTTTATGGCTTCGACACCCTTGAACAAGAGCAACACCGCGCTGAAGTTTTCATCAAGCAATGCATTGATACAATAAATGCACATCGCCCTCTAATTACCAGACCGTTTGAGTGGACCCAAGACTGTTTGAATTATTTGCACAACATATTTGAGATTCATCACGGGCTGTTGGATCAGCAAACATCGGAATATTGGCAAACCGCCGACGAGACTGCTAGGCGTGCTATTGCGGAATTAAACATAGCAGTTCATAGATGCGAAACCGCAATGCAACCTCTCAGTCCTCGCTTTGTATGCACATGGTATGGCATGCCTAAAACACATCGACTATCGGAACAGTTACAAAGCACATACGGTACTTGGCAAATTGAGTTTGGAACTGTTTATCTAAACTATTGCGAAATAGGCAAGACTGTTGAGGATCTTGAACAGGACAACGATGAGTATATTTCCGACGATGCATTCCGCCCCTTTAGTCATTACAGCGCCGATTTTAATGTACAGTTCCGTGAACGCAATCTAAGTGAAAAATACGGACGAATACAACGTTATATTGATGAACATCAAGAGTTTTTTCTTGCAAAAAACATTACCAGCGTGTATAATGCAAAGGCACAACCATTACGATTTCCTGTTGCTGATTTAATTTACACAGGCAGCAGAGAAACTCTTTTACAAGAAATAGCAACTCGGCAATGGGTTAGTCGGGTAGAAATACAATGAAAACAGCAACGATAGTAATCAAAGACGAAGTTAACATTAAGATTGAAGGGCTCGATTTAGATGCTCGCAAGTCTCTTGTTAACGCATTTAAATATGAAAACCCAGCAGCACGTTACATGCCAGCAGTTCGACTTGGTCGCTGGGATGGCAAGGTAGCATACTTTCAACTTGGTGGTAGCACTTATACAAATCTATTGCCGGAAATTATTCCTATACTGGAAAAGTTTAATTACGACATTGAACTTGATGATCAGCGTGACTACTCTGTAGCATTTGATTTTACTCCAGTGGAAGAAACTACGTTTGCTCACAAAGTGTGGCCCAAAGGCCATCCAGCAGTGGGTCAGCCAATTGTATTACGTGACTACCAAGAAGAAATTATCAACAACTTTTTAGAAAATCCCCAATGCATTCAGGAAGTTGCTACAGGCGCAGGCAAAACAATTATGACCGCCGCCTTGAGTTCAAAAATTGAGCCTTACGGTCGTAGTATTGTTATTGTTCCTAATAAAAGTCTTGTGGAACAAACAGAAGCAGATTATGTTAACCTTGGGCTTGATGTTGGTGTGTTTTATGGAGATCGTAAAGAGTTTGGCAAGACACATACCATCTGTACGTGGCAAAGTTTAAATGTATTGCTAAAAAATACTAACACAGGCATCGCCGACTTTACAATCATGGATTTCATTGAAGACGTTGTATGCGTTATTGTAGACGAAGTGCATATGGCCAAAGCAGAAGCTCTTAAAACTCTGCTCACTGGAGTTATGGCCAAGATCCCATTGCGTTGGGGACTTACTGGAACTGTACCTAAAGAAAAGTTTGAAAGCCAGGCACTGTTAGTCAGTCTTGGTCCTGTGGTAGGCAAGCTATCGGCAAATGAATTGCAACAACAGGGTGTTTTAGCACAGTGTCATGTGAACATTGTTCAACTACAGGATCACGTTGAGTATTCAAATTATCAAAGTGAACTAAAGTATCTATTAGAAGAATCGGGACGATTAGATACAATGGCCGAGCTAATACGCAAAGTAAACGAAACTGGTAACACATTAGTGCTTGTGGATAGAGTGTCTGCGGGTCAAGAACTTGTGAGCCGATTAGGAGAGCGTGCTGTGTTTGTATCTGGTGCAACCAAAGGAAAAACAAGGAAAGCAGAGTATGCAGAAGTTGCTGAATCGAGTGACAAAATTATTGTGGCCACTTATGGAGTGGCTGCTGTTGGTATTAATATCCCCCGTATTTTTAATCTTGTTCTTGTGGAGCCTGGCAAGAGTTTTGTTAGAGTTATTCAGTCAATCGGTCGTGGAATTCGTAAAGCAGAAGATAAAGACCATGTGGAAATCTGGGACTTGACATCAACATGTAAATTTGCCAAACGACATTTAACCAAGCGCAAAGCATTTTATCGAGAAGCCAACTACCCATTCACACAAGAAAAACTTGAGTGGATGAAAGTCAAATGAAAAAGAAGTTGTTAGTAGTCGGCGACAGCTTTATGAAGCCTGATTTTATATATCCAGGACAACATTGGAGCGAAATGTTGCAGGAATATGATATCATAATGAATTCCCAGTCAGGTGCTAGTAATGGTATTATTGCTCATAAATTTTATCAAGGACTGGAACAAGATCCTGATCTTGTGGTGCTGGGATTTTCTTTCCCAGGGCGGTTGGAGTTCTTGGCTAATGGTATAATAACTACCGGCAACGACCCAACTAATACCACTAGTGAACAGAGACAAGTAGCAGATGCGTATCGTATTCATGTGCCTGCAGAAATGCAAATGATAAAAGAATGTAGTGTTGCAGCCGGCATGTTGTCATTGTTAGAACGTAACCATATACCATATGCCTGGACTCTGGGCGGGTTATTTAATAATTATGCCCAGCTTCCTTACCCTAGTGATCCGTGGGTTAATAAAATACTAGGAGAGTTCTTACACAAGATGACTGCGACTAATCTTTCTGCGTATCCTAAATACAAAGCGAGTCCTGGATTTCACACAGATGATCCGGAGTGGCAAAAAAGATTTGCCCAAGAAGTCAGAGAAATTTTACAAACCCATTGACTTTTGAGTTAAAATTTAGTATTATAACAACATGCGAATCCTTACATTAGACAATAACAGTTTTGATTTGGACCACTTGCCGGAAGAAGTTGATGACATGCGTTTTGCTATCCTTGACAACTCCACACCAGCTGATCCAGATTATCAATATATCCCACTTATCTTTTTAGAAAGTTTTACGGCCCCTGCCCTGGTATTACAAATAGGTCAGCAAAGAATTAAAATGCCCATGGACTGGCAGATACTAATAGGTGAACCAGACTTAGGTGACCTTGAAATACTCCCACTTACAAGCATCAATGATCGTGGATTTAAAGTGTTTGAATTCAATCCACTTAGTAGTTTCCGGCCTAGTTTTCCCGACATTGAAATCCTGGATGTATATCAAGAAGTTACATGGTATGCACCTAAACTTAAAAACGGACAGATGCTGTGTGTCCCTATCACAGAAGGTGACAAGCCACAATGTGTTTACTTTGTCAAAGACATTAGCCGCAATTGTGAAATTGTAGATTATAACAAGGCCTGGTAATGTTTAACGAACCTGAACTAATTGATTTAATAAAACGTATGATAGCAATCTACTTAGAAAGCTATCCAGCCGACGAAGAAGAACTTCGACGCTTTCAAGCCTGGGTGTTACGTCAGTGGGGCTACAGAGATGGGCAGTCTTAAACCAGGTGCAACTTACATCTACGAACGTGTCGGCAACGTTATTTACGGACGAGAGTTTGGCGAAACCAAACGCCGCGTAGTTGGTTACGAAACCGACGATGGGCACATTTCTGCATCTACTAACCGAATGTTATCGGAACTAAACGAAGTCGTAAAAATGTGCGAGTCGGATCCGGGCATGAGAGAGTTGCTGGACCAACTATTTGTAATGTATAATCTAAAAAAGAAACATGAGTGACAAATTAAACATTGCCAATGAGATGAAGGTGTTTGACCACAAGGTTAGATCTTTCTATGACGACTTAACACCTGAAGAAAAGAAAAAGTTCTCTACATACCTAATGGTGAGATGGGGGTCGAGTGTGCAAGGCAGCAGAGATTTGCAAGAGTTTTATGTGATTGCCACAAACGAGCGACTCAACAAACATTTCTTCAACGTGGGAAAACATCCTAAACTACAATGGCTCTTGGCCACAACAGTAAGCCCAGGTCTAGGATCTCAACGTCATCAATGGATTGCGCCCAAGAAGAAAGAACCTGGTGCGTCGGGTATAAAGAAGCAGTTAGCTGAACTATTTCCAACATACAAAGATGATGAGATTGAGTTGTTGGCCACAATTACTACTAAAAAAGAACTAGACGCTTACGTCAAACAACACGGTCGAGAGAAATGACATTTACTTGCAATTTTTGTAAGAAGACATTTGCCAAAGAATCTACGTTGGAAGTTCACTTGTGTGAACCCAAACGTCGCCACTTGAATCGAGATGAGCCAGGCGTGCGTCTTGGCTTTATGGCATACATCAAATTTTACGAAATGATGCAAGGTTCTGCCAAGCTGAAAACGTATCAGGACTTTGCCGAAAGCTCTTACTATCTTGCGTTTGTGAAGTTCGGTCGATATTGTGTTGACATCCGCGCAATCAATCCCACACAGTTCATGAACTGGTTGTTAAAATCTCAAAAGAAAATTGACAAGTGGACCAGTGATAGATTTTACACAGAATACTTGTTGTGGTATTTGCCCACTGAAGCCGTAGATGATGCATTGGTTCGTGCCATGGAATATTCAATTGACTGGGCAGACAAACAAGGCAATCCTGCACAGGATTGTGTGCGCTATGGTAATCCCAATGCTGTTTGTTATGCTATTACTACAGGCAGATTAAGTCCTTGGGTAATTTACAATTCCGAATCGGGACAAAAGTTTTTAGCAGAAGCCAGCGAAGAACAGTTGGCTATAGTATGGCCCTACATCAATGCAGATGTGTGGCACAAGAAATTTCATGATTATCCAGCAGACCAAGAGTATGCACGGGATATTTTAAAAAAGGCAGGTTGGTGATGATTAATAATATAATGCCCGGACCAGGAATCAACATTATTGGCAGCGGAACCGGAGCACCGTGGATTGATATGAGTCGTCCTAGTGCAGGAATGATCCGTTATAATAACGGGTTTGAAGTCTATGACGGGAATCACTGGGTTACAATGAGCGGGGCGTATCCTACAGTAGAATTGGATCTAAGCGCTCAGGCAGCTATTCGCTGGGCAAACGAAAAGATGGCAGAAGAAAAACGACTCAAAGAATTGGCCAAAACTAATCCTGCATTGCAAGATGCCATCGAGGCTTTACAACGTGCCCAAGAACAAGTTCAAATTGTAGCAGCATTGGTGCAAGAATGAGCGCAGATATTGACCTAGACTTTGCTGACAGAGATACTGTGCTGAAACTGATTCAGCACACACCAGCACGACAAACAGTAGATGGCAAAGTTAGACGCCATAATTCTGGTGTGTATGTTACAGACATTCCCTGGGACCCAGTGCATGAATGTGCCGCTATTGATTATCAAACAGCAGAACAGCGAGGCTACTTTAAAATTGACTTTTTGAACATGCATGTTTACAAGCTGATACAAAGCCCAGAACACTATGAGCAAATGCTTGCAGCCACACCGCCATGGCAACGATTATGGACTGATTCTGAGTGGGCCACGCAATTGGTTCACATTGGAAATTATACAGAACTGCTAAAAGAAATGAAGCCAGATTCTATACAACGTATGGCAGCGTTCATCTCAATTATTCGCCCTGGTAAAGCCCACTTGCAACATCGGCCCTGGGCAGACGTGTTTGCTACAGTTTGGGACGGGGATGAATCACGTGGTTACACGTTTAAAAAAGCACATGCGATATCTTATGCAGCTTTAGTATCACTGCATATGAATCTACTCAATCAAGTCGACGAACCAGTGTGATCGACTTGCGCTTGCTCTTCTTACGAGCGATTTCGTTAAGGCTACAGACAGGCCCGTGTAAAATTTCTAAATCTTTGTTGGCAAATGTGCGAGTATAGGAACGAAACGGGGCCCATTCTTCTTTGAGGAATATGTTGATAGGTATACTTCGATTGCTTTCCCACCACCAAACATTTGCCAAGTCTAGGAATTGGCGCTTTAAGACAACATCTTGTATACTGCCGAAATCATAGATTGTAGTAATAGCATCATCACGATTTTGCACAATTCCCAGGTACTCGTTCCCGGCGTAGACGCATAGGGTTATAAAGGGGTATTTGTCTGCTAGTTTATTAAAGATATCGTTGCCCATAAATGTTTTATTCAGGATATTTATACCAAACGCAAATTGGTAAGCAGTAAACAATACGATAAATATTAAATTATGTATAGCACCACCGCCTACCTTTATCAGCAAAAAACCCGAGTATTATTAATCGACACCGGCGGTGGGTATTTTACAATGAGGTATAATCCTGTGTACGCAAAAAAACTAACAATCAACAAAGGTGTTGACAATGTCATATTGTTTGAGTTTATCAATCAAGATGAAAAACCCGTAAACATCACTGGCAGCAGCTTTACATTCAGACTTGTTGATCAAGCAGGGGCTGCTTTAATGAACGAAACTGAAATGACCATACTCAATGCCCCTTATGGCAGAGCCAAGGTTACCCTAACTTCAGAGGCACTCGATGCCATACGAGCACAACCGGCCAGTTACTCAATCACACGCTACTCGGGAAATTTAACCGAAGCAGTGTTTGTAGATGCACAAGCAGGTGCTCGAGCAGACGTTGATATTCAAGATTCTGTTTACCCAGAATTCTTTCCCAGCGCAGTATGTACAATTCCCACTGTTAACATATCAGCACAAGCAGGATCAGCAGGCGGCGGCGCACCTGCTACATATCCAGACTGGGCATTGCAACCAGGCGCACCAATCAACACTTATAGCCCTATTATCAATACCGAATACTACAGTTCGTTTATTGTGCCAACCGGTCCTGTTACAAGCATACAACTAGATTTACTTGGGTACACTGGGTCTATTAAAGTGCAAGCAGCTGAAAACTATCAAAGCCCTTGGTACAATGTTAGTGAAAGCGTTCAATACCTCAACAAAACCGGAACGGTGCACCATCATGTAGTTGGATATTATCCTTTGCTGAGATTGGCGTTTAACAATTCTGTGTTTACTACGGGACTAAACAATTCAGTTGGCTCAGCAGCACTAGCGACTGCACAGGCAACAAATGGGGTAATCACTGGTACTACAATTACCTATCAAGGATTTGGATATTTGGCACCACCTTTGGTTGAAATCATTGGTGACGGTGCCGGGGCTATTGCAGAAGCCACAATTGGCGGCAATGGCGAACTTACTTCTATTAATATCATTAACGGCGGCGCAGGCTATAGACCAATTCCGCCTACTAACATAGCAGCTACGGTTATAATTTCTACAGGCCGAGTGACAAACATACTATATAGGTAATGCAATTTAAGAAAATAGTAGGGTTTGGCGACTCATGGATGTACGGGGACGAATTAATTGATCCTGAATACCTAGCCAAAAATCCCAATGGACATTACAGCGACGATCAGAATTTTGCCTATAGGCTGAAACATTGTTTCCTAGGCCAACTTGGCGAGCACTATAATGTGCCTGTTGAAAATTTTGGTATTCCTGGCGGTAGTTTAACAAGCACAGAATGGACATTCCAATGGTGGCTGGACAATGAAACACTGCCACTTGATGAATGCCTAGTGCTCATTGCACTAACAAATTCGGATAGAATTACTCATTACAATCCCAATCACAAACACTACTCTATTGATCCGCCTTGGAACAAATTTGTTCACAGTACTTGGGTTAACTTTGGTAGCAGTGTGGTACCTGATGATTTTGCCACAATGATAAAATACCAAATGACTCTAACTGATTGTGAAGCGTTGAGTAAACTTAACTATCAGCATGCAGTTTTGTTTTTTGATGGAATCGCAGCAAGAAATAATTTAAAAATGTTGCAGTTCAACATCATGCCAGGTGAACGCCCTGTGCCTAATATTCCCACACTACCCGAGCCTGGAATGAGTTGGACTATGTTTTTTAGGGACCATCCGGGAAATCGAAACAGAGAACTAATCTGTGCAGACGGGCACCCAAATGAAATTGGACATACAATCATCCGAGATCACTTGATTAATCTCATTGATGTATGTTAAACTAGCGTGATGCTAGATATCCATGCTTACTTGCCCGCTAAACGAAAACAAACTCCATCGGGATGGATAAGTTTTAATGCGCCCTGTTGCGACGATAAACGACAACGCGGCGGCCTTAAAGTAAACGAAGCAGGATGGAGCTATCATTGCTTTAACTGTAACCGAACTGCTAGTTTTGTATTAGGTCGCCCGGTAAGCTACAAGGCCAAAATGTTCTTGGAACTACTTAACGTTCCAGAATCAGAAGTTAACCAGCTAAACCTAGAAAGTCTACGTCATCGTAGCATACATGGTATCCTGGATGATCGTGCTCGTACAATGAACACACTGGCGGATATAGACTTCAAAGAGTTTGATGATTTCCCGCCGGCTAGTGAGCTAATCACAGAAGAACATCCTTTTTACTGGAAGTACTTGAGAAGCCGATGTGTGCCCGAGGATTTCCCGGCAATGACAACTATCCGCACAGACGGGATACATTGGGTTAGACCGCATGTCACTATTCCATTTACTTACGACGGTAAAATTGTAGGATGGACTGCTAGATTTTTAGATGACAAGGTTCCCAAGTATATCAATCACATGCAACCAGGATATGTGTTTGGCACAGAGTTTCAACATGATAATTGGCAGTATGCGATTGTAGTCGAGGGTATTTTCGATGCGCTGTCAATTGATGGTCTAGCAGTAATGCACAACACTGTAAGTGATCTACAAGCTAGATTGATACGCAACTTGGGCAGAGAAGTTATTGTTGTGCCAGATCAGGATAACGCAGGACTGGAACTAATAGACCGAGCAGTTGAGCTAGGGTGGAGCGTAAGTATTCCAGAATGGCCCGAGCATGTTAAAGACGTAAACGATGCTGTAAAGCACTATGGCAAACTCTCAGCCTTGCTAACTATAATGCAAGCACGCGAAACCAGCAAAATTAAAATTGAATTAAGAAAGAAACAACTTGTTAAAAGACTACAACACTGATGTTCAGAAGTTATTTCTGGAAATGATGCTAGAAGATGCACAGAGCTATGTGCGTGTGCAGAATATCTACAACCCAGAAAACTTTGCCAAGAATTTAAGACCGGCTGCTGAGTTTATCAAAGAACACAGCGACAAATTCAAGACCATGCCAGATCGTTCACAGATTGCAGCAGCATGCGGTGTGACTTTGTCTCATGTACCAGACTTAAACGAAGGTCACTTTGAATGGTTTATGACTGAGTTTGAATCGTTCACTAAACGTCAAGAACTAGAACGTGCAATTTTAAAGTCAGCTGACTTGTTGGAAAAAGGTGACTTTGAACCAGTTGAAAAATTAATCAAAGATGCAGTACAAATATCACTCACCAAAGACATGGGTACAGACTACTTTGCTGATCCCAAGGCTCGTATTGAAAAATACTTTAACTCGGGCGGACAAGTAAGTACAGGCTGGCCGCAACTGGATAGATTGTTGTATGGCGGATTTAGTCGCGGTGAACTAAACATCTTTGCAGGTGGATCGGGCTCAGGTAAGTCATTGGTCATGATGAACATTGCGCTAAACTGGCTACAGCAAGGACTCAACGGCGTATATATTACACTAGAACTTTCCGAAGAACTAACATCACTGAGAACTGATGCTATGTTAACTAATATGAGCACCAAGGACATTCGACGTGACATGGATACTGCTGAACTCAAAGTCAAGTTAGTTGCCAAGAAGTCAGGTACATACCAAGTTAAAGGATTACCGGCGCAAAGCAACATTAACGACATTCGTGCGTTTTTGAAAGAGTTCCAAATTCAAACAGGTAAGAAAGTAGACTTTATGATGGTTGACTACCTGGACTTGTTGATGCCTGTTAGCGCCAAAGTTAGTCCCAACGACTTGTTCGTTAAGGACAAATATGTTTCAGAAGAACTGCGTAACTTGGCCAAGGAACTTGGAATACTAATGGTTACTGCATCGCAGTTGAACCGTAGTGCTGTAGAAGAAGTTGAATTTGATCACTCACACATTTCTGGTGGTATCTCCAAGATCAACACAGCAGATAACGTGTTTGGTATCTTTACAAGTCGTGCAATGAAAGAGCGTGGCAAGTATCAAATTCAGTGTATGAAGTCACGTAGTTCCACCGGTGTTGGTCAAAAGATCGACTTGGAATACAACATGGAAACCATGCGTATTACAGACGAGGGCGGCGAAGACGGCGAAGGCGCTAACAGACGACCCACAAGCTCGTTCATGGATCAAATCAAGGCCAAGTCTAATATGAGCGCAAAAACTACAGATGAATCGACTGCACCCAAGTTTGAACGTGCAACTGGCACGCCTGCTTGGGAAAAAGGTCCGCAGGAGCCTGCTGGGATCACAGCAGATGTGCAAAGCGCCAAACTCAAGCAGCTACTAGGACAGATTAAAACCAATGGATAATTCTAAATACTGTGCTGACTTGCAAGGAGGTATGTGGTTAAAATATCAAACCGCTAAGAGAAAATGGATGGCCAAACCTTGCTGTTTGTACGGAACTGAATACGAAGTTACTTCAAACATTCAGGATGAATTTTGGCTAAACGATAATTTGCAAAAAGAAAGAATAGAAAATTTAAAAGGGCACGAACTCCCTGATAACTGTTCGGCATGTCGTCGAGTTGAAAATAACGGAAATTATAGTCGTCGCCAAAGTTGGAACGACAGACTAGGAACGCACTGGCAAAACCCTCAATCAGTGATTGAATTAGATTTACAAGTTGATTTTAGTTGCAATCTGGCGTGTAGAATATGCGGTCCAGAATTAAGCACCTTTTGGAGACACGTAGAAACTAAAGATAAATTTGAATCCAGTAAAAAATTTAAAGTGCGGGCCACTGATAGCAACATAGTTGACTTGCTATCTACAGTGCCCACACATGATATTAAACAAATTCATTTCCAGGGCGGGGAGCCGCTTTTGTCCCTTACACATTTACGTGTATTAGAAAAATTGCAAGACACAGTAGATCTGAGTCAGATATCGTTATGGTATCATTCAAATGCAACTACACGAGTGTCGGACACTGTTCTAAAATTTTGGGAAAAGTTTAAGATGTTGGAAATTTATTTCAGCTTGGATGATTTGGGGCCAAGGATGGAATATCAAAGATGGCCTGCAAATTGGAAAGAAATGACTGATAATCTTGAATGGTTTCGAACTAATTTGCCTCACAACGGATTGCTTAGAGTTGAGCGCACAGTGGGAGTATTAACAGCCGCTTGGATAACACAATTTGACCAATGGCAACAAGATAATTTCTCTGAGACAATATATGGTGACAAAATAACTATAAATTATCACGACTGTATGGGAGAGTACTCATTTGCTGCAATGAGCTCTGAATACAAGGAACATGCATTATTAAGTGTTCCGCCTGGGCATTGGGTGCATAATCGTATTCTAAACGCACCAACAGATCAAGAATCTGCTATTAGAAAAATGCTCGATCATCTAAACACCCATGATCAAATTAGAAACCAAAATTGGAGAGACACGTATCCAGAGTTTCTAACATGGTACAAGCGATACCTTTAATTCAAGTTCAAGTCTTTTAATAAATAACACAAGGGCCCAAGATTATGCAAAAGAACACTCGTAGTTTGCTAGAAGAACTAAACTCAATGTATGTAGAGAAAGATCGCCGCCACGTCATTGAGAACCGTGCAAACAATATTATTTCTAGTGCAATCAGACTCATGGAAGAAATTGATTCTAGTTATACCCCAGAGCAAGCAGATAATCTGCAACGTAAACTGCTGAATGCTATTAAATTGCGTGACCCAAGTAAATTTACAAGAACAGTGAGACGCACAGATGCTAATACATGAACTAACATTAGCTCCTAAAAAAATAAATGAAGATTTAAAAAGTTTTTTTGGACTTAACAATCCACAGGTAGCTGCTGCCTGGGATCAAATTGGTGGACAAGTGATTCAGGACTTGTCTGCTCGGTTTTCGAAAGATCCTCGATACGCTAACATGCCACTGGCACAGCGCAAAGATGCAATTGTTCGTGATCAGGGAATACAACAACAGGCATTGAAATATCTAGACAATTGGAATCAAACCATAGCTGCATTGCAGACCAAAAGTGCTACGCCGTTGACTGATGATCAATACAAGGCAGCATTTTTAAATTGGGCAAATAAAACATTGTTTAACAACAAGTTTTCTGCATTGGATGCAAACATTCAGACTCAAACTCGCGAATATTTTGATCAGTTTGTGGCACATCGCGGAGATACTGACACAAGAAGACGAAATGCATTACAGCAGGCAATTTTAAGCAATCTTTTAGCAGATGAAACTGCTAGAATGGTGCAAGTGGCCACTGATTTGTCAAAGGCCCAGGCTGCAATGACAACTCCTCAAACAGCACCTACTACACAAACCGCACCGACTGTTGGCGGCGCTCCAAAACCAGGACTGCCGGGTGCCGCAGAAATAGCCAAACTTGATGCATTAATTGCTAACGCAGCAAGGGCACAAACATGAAATTACTAGAAGGTGGAAATGTATTCAAAGACGCTGCTGGTCAACCATTGACACAGCGTATCAATCAAGCAGATGTTCCTGCAACTATTCGCTGGGTTGAACAAGTAACTGGAATGAATTTCCCACAAGAACGTTGGTTAGGATCAACAGGACGCAAAGCCACTTCAGGAGATTTAGATCTTGCAGTGGATATTTCCGAAGTGTCTAAAGAAGAGCTAGCAGCCAAGTTGACACAGTTTATTCAGAACCAAGGACAGGATCCACGAGACTGGGTGAGAAAAGGCGGAGAAGTACATTTAAAAACACCCATTGGCGGTAATGCTAAAAACGGATTTGTGCAAACAGATTTTATGTTTTTCCCTAACCTAGATTGGGGTACCTTCTTTTATGCCGGGGGAACAGACTCGCAATACAAGGGAGTAAACCGCAACGTTTTAATGAGTAGTATTGCCAAGAGTTTAGGACTCAAAGTGGGCGCCAATGGTATGTTTAGTCGAACTAGTAATCAACTTGTGCCCAATGGCATGAATCCCGATTATGTTGCTCAAGTGTTGCTGGGGCCGTCGGCTACAAAAGAAAATCTAAAGAATGTTGAGAGCATTTACTCTGCATTAGCAAACGATCAACAAAAGGATGCTAAACTAGCAGACTTCCGTGAGTATCTCAAACGTGAAGGGATCAGTGAGCCTGACCTTAAAGAAAGTGATGTGGGATTTCTTGCAAGATTGCGCGATCGATTAGTAAATCAAGGAATGTATTCGCTGATTGAAAGTGAACAACTAACAGAAGCCAAGAACCCACGGATTCCTTACATTGAAGATTTAGTGCTGCAAAAAGGACTAGCTGGAGCTCGAGAAGCATTAGAAATTATCAAGCACACAGCACAGGACACACAGCAATATGCCACAATCAAATGGGATGGATCACCGGCTGTGATTTTTGGGCGCGATCCTCAGGGTAACTTTGTGCTCACAGACAAAGCTGGCGCAACTGCTGTGGGTTATAATGGCCTTGCTACTAGTCCGCAAATGATGGATCAGATTCTCAAGCAAAGAGATTCTGCGTCAGCAGCCAAGGGTAAACCTTCTGACCGCAGTCAACTATCTAAAATATATCAAGACATTTGGCCTTACTTTGAAGCTGCTGTGCCGAAAAATTTCCGTGGATACATGAAGGGCGATTTATTATATTTTCCTGAGCGTCCCTGGGTTGAAGATGCAGGTAATGCAGTATTCCAACCTAACACACATGGCGGCATTCAATATCGTATACCACTTACTAGCCCACTAGGTCAGGAAATTGCCAAAAGTCAAGTTGGCATTGCTGTTCATACTTACATGGAAGATCCACATGCTACCGAACAGTTCATTGGCGACCCAGAATCCAAGTTGAAAAAAGTTCCAGGATTGATGCTAACCGGCGCAACAGTAAAGAACTTGCAAAACTTAAAACTCAATAGAAATACCATGAGCGAACTGAGCAGTTATGCTCGCGGCGAAAACGCACAAGCATTACAGGGACTACTAAATCCTGCTGAATTACGTGCTGCACAAATTACAGACTTGCCTGCGTTGATGGAAAAGTTTATCCATAGCCTTAAAGGCACAGATTACTCTGGCGCTACCCCGCAGAATTTTGGCGCCTGGCTACAATCAAATACCACACCACGAAAGTATAACAACATTGTGGAATATTTACAGAGTCCACGATCTAATGTACTAGGCATGAGCGTGGCATTTGCAATATGGAACAAACTACATGAACTCAAAATAGATCTACAGCGTCAGTTGGATTTACAACAGCCCGGACAAGAAGGCTGGGTATTTGCAACTCCTGCAGGCCGTGCTAAAGTAGTCAGTAGAACAGCAGGCGGCTTTGCTGATCCAGCTCGTAAAGCAACCGCAACGAAGTAATTTTTTGCCAGTTTGATAAATAAAAGTAGAGTTAAAAAAACTCATTTATTAGGAGATAATCAAAATGGCATATTTTACCCGCGCTAATGGTGATGTACAACCAGTATTTGCACTAGACACTGCAAATGGTCCAATCGCACCAGCTACATCAACTGCTGGTTCACCAGTTCAACCAGCTGGTCCGAAGCTTGACTTCTTCCGTTTCGTTGCAGCTAACACAATGGCTGCTCAACAAGGCGTTAACGGTTTTGTTTCTAACGCTATCCAAGCAATTCAACAAACAACTACTGTTGCTATGTATCAAGTTGACGGCACTGCTCTAAGCGTTGCTGTTTACAACACTGGTGCTTTTGCAAACACTACAGTTGCGTTGGCTGCTGCTAACGTTGCAGGTGTTGCTGGTGTTAACCAGTTTGCATCATGCACAAACGCTGGCTTCAAGCTATCGACCTAATCAGACATCGTTTGATACTAACCTCGGATTTATTCCGGGGTTTTTTATTGGCCGTAAATATCATGCCCTATGCAAATACGTTGCTCTACACTTTTTGATATTACTAGAACTGGAATTACCGGCCACTTCAGGTCATCGCAATTGCCTTTTCAGGATCGTGCAGGTCAATCTATTACTGATTTAACAACATGGACTAGATCTCGCAATCAACAACGAAACTTTGAGACCATCGAACAACTATTGCAATTGCGAACACAGATTTTCGAAATTACTATTCCGACAATAAATCACGGTCGTTGGAGTTTTGAATTTACTGTGGAGACCGAAGGCATCTACCAAAATGAACAGGATGTATTTGGTATATTAAAAACTGATTGCAATGGTGTACCGATGATCATGGGACTCGATGATGAGTATGCGTTGTCTCCGGTATTGGTCACTGAAGGAAACCAGCAGAACATTTGGTTTGCAGAAATTATGGTAAATAATTGATTATGTCAACAACTACAGAAATCGAAAAGAAAAGTTTAGAAGCGCATGTTGATCTATGCGCTCAACGCTACCGCTTCCTTGAGGAAAAAATATCCAGCATGGATGAAAAAATCGAAGATGTTGCAGAATCTGTTGCATCTGTTAAAACTTCAGTGGAAACAATGGCTAGCAAAAATACCGACCGATTGATCAATTGGGGCATAGGTATCATTGTCTCATTGATTGGCATAGTAGGCTGGTTACTTAGTCATTACGTATTAAAATGAAACGACAGCAAGAACTTGACCAGTTGGTTCGTGACGAATTTAAAAACATTTTGCCGTCGATAATTTGGCAAAGTGGTAACAATGAGTATCAGGTGTTTGACCGATATCTTGTTGTTGTTGATAACTCAAAATGCTCGGTATTCATCAATGATGATATACAAGGGTCGTTTAGTAGTACTCGTACTGCAATTAGTTGGTGTATTGCCGACAAATACCGTCGATACAACTTAGCGCGAGACATATTACTGTTTGACAACATGCTATCTAATGTTACTAATGACATTTTTGTACGAGCCGGTGTTGCAAACAAAACTCGTGATGCTGTGTTAAAAGAAAGCATCGAAATTAAATTAGAACCTAAAATTATACACAAAAGAGAACTAAAAAATCAAATTGATAAATGTGTAAATTGGGCTAAATATCTACATCAAAAAGGATTTGAAAATGAAACTTCACGACCTGGCACAGCCACAAAAGTCAAAGCAAACAGCTAAAGTGTTTGAAAGTTATTTCGGTCAAGCTGCAGAGTTTGACCGTATGTCGCCTAATACCGCCCGTACTATGTTAAAGCGTGTGCGAGACTTAATCCGCGAACACCGCGGTCACCCATCTTTCCACCGCAGTGAACAAAACCCAACATATTTGAAGTTGGTTGTTATGGAGCAAGGACTTGCTGCAAGACTCCGCGAACTTAACGTATTGCGTGAAGCCAGCGAAGTTCAACAAGCTCAAGTTGTTCTTGCTGCACAAGACATGGTAGACAAAATGCAAAAGATGTTGGAAGAAGTTTCAGCAATGCAATTCAAAGATCTTCCTGCACTAGTTGACAGTATCAAGAACGAAGTTGGTCAGCAACAGGCCAGCCAGTTTAACAATGATGCTACTGCTGCTCTAACAGGCTTGATGCAAAATCTACAAGCTGGCAAGCAACAAATGGATGCTGCACTTGGCGTAGTTACCGGCCAAGAAATGGGTGCTCCAGTTGATGCAGGCATGGATGTTGATCTTGGTGCCGGTGGTGAGTTAGATGCTGCTGCTGACCTCGGTGCTGCTGATGCTGACTTGGACGCTGCTGTTGGCGACGATCTTGCAGCAGACGCAGATTTAGAAACTGATAACATTCCAGGTGCCACTGCTGATCTAGGTCGTGGACGCAGATAATGCTAATACGTGAGTTCTCAGAGGGCGGTGTTAACACTGTTAAATTATCTGCCCTAATAGACTTCCTGGCAGGACGAGCCGAAGATTCCAACGCCAAAAAACAAATCAGTAAACAAGCATTGATTAATTCAGCTAAGAATTTAGGAATCAACCTCAATGATCAAATATTGGACGAATTGGTTTTAAAAGAACCGTTGAGCAATATTTTAGAACCAATGGAACCAAATTCAGACATCATTCGCTTTAAAGGTAATGACGAGCCAGAATCCACTGCTATGAGTGTAGATCGTGCAGAAGATATTGTTAACCAAAATGCCAAGGCAGCAATGCGCCGGGGAATGAAATAATCAAACCTGTCAACTAATCATTGACTAAAAGCGTTAAATATGGTACAATACTATATGCAACGCTTTTTTCTTTTTCTGCTTTTAACTTTTAGCTCGGCCACGTGGGCCCATGGGCACTATCACCACCACGGCCACTGGCAACGACAAAACAACAGTTGGGGATGGGTAGCTCCTGTAATTATTGGCGGAGCAATTGGCTACGAGTTAGCTCGTCCGGTACCTCCTGTGATTGTAACCCAACAACCTCCGGTCTTGATTCAACAGCAACAGAATTGTAGTCCATGGACTCAAATTCAAAATCCCGATGGTACTGTAACAACCACACGGACCTGCTATGGTAGTTATTGATTATGATTAAAATTGAACAAAAATCTGCAAAGGTGCTAGATGTTTATGCCCAACACTTAAAGAAGTTATCGCCTAGCGATCGATACACACGATTCTGCTACAACGTTCGAGACGAACAGATTGATCAGTTAATCCTGCGCATCTTGTATAATCAAAAGGATCATCATTTGTTTACTGCTAGCAAAGACAATATTATTGTGGGGTTTGGCCACTTGGCGCGAGAAGGCAACGATTGGGAACTTGCAGTAAGTGTAGATAGTGACCAACAAGGTCAAGGAATAGGCGACCGATTAATGAGTTACATGATTCCTTGGGCACAAATACATGGAATCCACAATGTGTTTATGCACTGTATCACGCAAAATCAAAAGATTCAACATCTTGCGGCCAAACATGGACTACGTACAGTAGAACGAGACGGTAGCGAAATCACTAGCAAAGTAGAACTACCGGCACCGACTCCTATAGACTACGGTACAGATTTTATGCGTGAACAACGCGAGCTGGCCCAGCAAATTATTGATCTACAAAATCAAATGTTGCGAAACCTAAACCCAATGACTTATATTAATGAACGAAACTTAGACCAATGATTACTCAACGCTACAACTATGCTCCTATCAGCCGCGAAACTATCGACGGCAAACGACACTATTGCTTGCCTGACGGAAGCAAGGTCCCTAGTGTTACTACTATACTTGACAAAACAAAATCTCAAGAATCACGAGAGGCCCTGGCTAACTGGAAAAAGCGTGTGGGCGAACAACAAGCGCAGCAGATTACTACAGAAGCAGCCAACCGCGGAACTCGCATGCATGCTTACCTAGAACACTATGCATTACAGTCAGATATGAAAGGGTTGCCCGGTAACCCGTTTGCTCACCCCAGCTGGTTTATGGCCGCTGAAGTTATTCTTAAAGGACTGGTTAATGTTGATGAATTTTGGGGCGTAGAAGTTCCTGTGTATTATAGTGGGTTATATGCAGGCACTACTGACTGCATTGGGCAATGGAAAGGAAAACCTGCTATTATTGACTTTAAACAAAGTAATCGGGTCAAGAAAAAAGAACACATCAGTGATTATTTTACCCAACTTGCTGCTTATGCATTGGCACACAACGAAACACACGGCACTAACATTGACACTGGCGTGATTATGATGGCTGTGCAGCCTAAATTACTAGAAGATGGGACCTACACTACACCAGAATATCTAGAGTTTGTGATCGAAGGCGATGAGTTTGAGTACTGGGTAAACGAGTGGAACAAACGAGTTGAGCTCTATTATCTAACACGCTAAATATGTGATAGATCAAGGATATCACAGTGGCTATTGTACAGATTTCACAAATAACAAACCGTAAAGGTTTACAAATAGATTTACCGCAGCTTGCCGGTGCAGAATTAGGTTGGAGCATAGACGAGCGTAGATTGTTCATTGGCAATGGTACATTGGCCGATGGTGCGCCTACAGTGGGGAATACAGAAATTCTCACTGAGTTTAGTGATATTTTATCATTCCAAACTACATATACATACAGCGGCATTGCTGCAACAGGATATGCTGCACAAACAGGACCAACTGCAAACACACCTGTTTCGCAAAGTCTACAAAGCTGGCTGGATCAATGGGCATCAGTTAAAGACTTTGGTGCAGTAGGCGATGGAGTAACTGACGACACTGATGCAATTAACAGAGCATTGTATCAACTGTATTGCCGAGAAGTCAACCCACAAATTCGTCGTGCGTTATTTTTCCCAGCTGGGGTATACCTAGTAAATCAAACCATTGATATACCTACTTACGCCACACTGTATGGCGAAGGCCCGGATAATTCAGTGATACAAATGGCCGCTGGTGATGATAGTGCGTTTCGGGCTTATGTAGCAAGAACAGCAGATAGTTTACAACAGACTGGTGCTAATATTGGCGCCAATGGTGCAACTACTCCGAAATATATTACTATCGACAATCTAGGGTTTAGAACAGTTGAAGAAAATTACGGCGATGTATTTTTAATTGAGGATGCCACTGACTGTACATTTACTAATGTTAATTTCATGGGGCCATTGACACAATCAAATTTAACTACTGACTCAGTTAATATGTCAGGCGTTAGATTTTCTAGCACACCAGCATTAATTTGTAGCAACATTACATTTGATCGTTGTGGGTTTAGTGGTACAACATTTGGTATTAACACCAATGATGGCGCACAAGGCGTTACAATCAGCAATGGTAAATTTGATACATTGTATCAAGGCATTGTGTTGGGCACAGATACTCTAACCAATGGTGGGCCCAATGGATTCAGAATAGTTCATAATTTTTTCAACAACATCTATGCCGAAGGTATTGATATCGGTGCAGTAGAACTAAATGCCACTGGATACAATATTTTCTATGATGTTGGTAATCACTTTAATGGAACACTAAGTCCTGCGACATCTGTTATTAAAATTGCAAATGAGAATAATATCAGTGTTGGCGATTTGTTTGAGCGCAGCGATGATTATGCTACAATTTATCCTAGAGTTGATCTTGGGACAACTGGCAGTATTGGATTCGTTAACGGTAAACTAATTCAACTTGGACCCAACGTTCTTGAAACAGAACCGATTACAACATTGCTAAATGGCACAGCAGATGAAACATTCTATACATTTGATGCTACACTGTATCGATCTGTGTCGATTAATTACAGTATCACCCGTGATACTGGTGTGCGCCATGGCACATTGAGAGTTGTACCAACAGGTGGCGGTACATTAACCTATGATGATGACTACGTTGAAAACGAAACTGTAGGTATCATCTTTTCTGCTACCCAGGTCGGGGATGTCGTAAGTATTGCATACACTAGTACTAATACCAGTATTGATGGATCTCTTGCTTATTCAATATCTAAATTCCGCGTTTAATGTGGCCAAAAACCTTTCAACTCAGGCTTGACGCCTGGGCAAACCTACGAAAACAAATACAACACCTAGACGCAGAAACTGCGTTAGCTCAAATCAACACCTGGTGGGGACATGCACCGTGGCGTGCATACCATTTACACTGGGACGATCGAGAAACTTGGCCAGATCCCTGGGAACTTTTGAACGACAACTTCTACTGTGATGTTGCAAAAGGACTAGGAATGTTGTATACTATTAGCTTGCTGGACCATCCTGAGTTAACCGATGCAGAACTAGTTTTAACCCAAGACGGTGACAATTTAGTCCTAGTTTGCAAAAGAAAATATATATTGAATTGGGCCACCGACACTGTCGTAAATACCAACCACAAGTTAGAAATCAAACAGCACTTGACTCAAACCCAAGTGCAACAAAAATACAATTAAAAGAGTAGAAATGACGCAAATTACAGTAGTGAAGAGAAGCGGGCGCAAAGAGCCTTTAAATTTGGAAAAATGGCAAAGTCAAATTGCCAAAGTGTGTCAGGGAATTGCAGACGTTAGTCAGTCAATGATTGAAATAAGAACACAGTTGCATTTTTACGATGGGATCACCACAGCAGAAATTGACGGTATTACACTGCGAGCAATTGTTGATCTAATTGATGTAGAAGCCAATCCCGACGTAGGACACGTAAACTATCAGTATGTAGCAGGCAAGCAGCGTTTAAGCATGCTTCGCAAAGACGTATACGGTGATTACGAAGTTCCACATCTATATGAAATCGTTAAGAAAAACGTAGAAGTTGGTTTATACACACCGGAGTTGTTGCAGTGGTATACACAAGACGACTGGAACCGTATGAACGACATGTTGGACCACTCCAAGGACGAGCAGTATTCTTATGCAGCCATTGAGCAGCTAATCGAAAAGTATCTTGTTCGCAATCGTGCTACCAAAGAAATTTATGAAACACCACAGATCCGATACATAGTCGCTGCGGCGACGGTATTCCACAAGGAAGAACCCAACAGCGCAAGAATGCGCTATATCAAGGAATACTACAATGCCGCCTCGGACGGCCTTTTCACTCTCGCTACTCCTGTGCTTGCTGGTCTGGGGACTCCTACTAAGCAGTTCAGTAGTTGTGTTCTTATCCGTAGCGATGATGATCTCGATAGTATTTTCGCATCTGGTGAGATGATGGCCAAGTATGCCAGCAAACGTGCTGGCATTGGTTTAGAGATTGGTCGCTTACGTCCGTTGGGTTCGCCTATTCGTGGTGGCGAGATCATGCACACAGGTATGATTCCCTTTTTAAAGAAATGGTTCGGAGATTTACGTTCATGCAGTCAAGGAGGTATTCGCAATGCTAGTGCTACGGTTTTCTATCCCATCTGGCATCATCAATTCGATGATCTCATTGTGCTCAAGAACAATCAGGGAACCGAAGAAACCCGAGTCCGGCACATGGACTACGGCGTCGTATTATCTGCTTTTTTCTGGCGTCGATTTAAAAACAAAGAAAATATCACTTTCTTTGACCCCAATGAGGTACCGGACTTATATGAAGCATTTTACCGCGACACTAAGCTATTTGAAGATCTTTATGTCAAATATGAAGCTAGATCTGATCTCCGGAAGAAAACTATCTCTGCTGAAGAAGTCTTCAAATCTGGCATTCTTAAGGAGCGAACAGACACTGGTCGCATTTATCTAGTATTTGTCGACAACGTGATGAACCAGGGTCCGTTTGACCCCGAGTATCACACTATCTATCAATCAAATCTTTGCTGTGAAATTCTCCTTCCTACAAGACCTTTCAAGCGCCTGGATGACGCCGAGGGTCGTATTGCTTTATGCACCTTGGGCTCAATCAACTGGGGTGCGTTCCGCCATCCTGAGGACATGCGCCGTGCTTGCCGTATTTTGCAACGCTCACTCTGTAATATCCTCGACTATCAGGACTTCCTCTCAATCCAAAGCAAGTTGTCCAATGATGAGATTCAGCCACTTGGTATCGGTATTACAAACCTTGCTTACTGGCACGCCAAACGTAGCTTTAGCTATGGAGACGCAGACGCTTTGGCCGAAGTTAAGTCCTGGATGGAACACCAGGCTTATTACCTTACTGAAGCAACCGTGGAACTTGCAAAAGAACGCGGCCGTTGTAAGGATAGCGACAAGACGTGGTATGGAAGAGGCGTGTTCCCCTGGGAGCGCCGTGCATCCGGTGTCAATGAGCTTACAAATTTTGATCCTGAACTAAACTGGGAAGGGCTACGTGCTGATATGCGAGCATATGGTGTGCGTAATGCCACACTGATGGCCGTGGCTCCGGTTGAATCTAGCTCAGTTGTTATCAACTCAACCAATGGTATCGAAATGCCAATGAGCTTGATTACTGTTAAAGAATCCAAAGCAGGTTCACTAACACAAGTTGTTCCAGAGTATCACAAGTTGAAAAACAAATATCAACTGATGTGGGCACAACAAGATTGTGATGGTTACTTGAAGACTGCGGCAGTTATTCAAGCCTATGTTGATCAGTCTATCAGTACTAACACATTCTACAATCCTGCTCACTTTGCAGATCGCAAAGTGCCAACTACATTGATTGCCAAGAACTTGATGTTAGCACATCACTGGGGCATCAAGACATTCTACTACAGCTTGATCAACAAAGCTGGTAGCAAACAAAAAGAAGATGAAGCGTTGGTAGACTTACCACACAATATCGAAATGATGGAAGATGATTGCGAAAGCTGCAAATTATGAAATCAGTTGCAGTAATTGGCGCCGGCATTACCGGTATTACAACAGCATATTATCTTGCTCGCGAAGGCCACCGGGTAACTGTGTTTGAACAAGAGCCGCATGCTGCTATGCGAACTAGTTACGCCAATGGCGGCCAAATCTCAGTGAGCAATTCGGAAGTTTGGACCACGTGGGCCAACGTCAAGAAAGGTCTCAAGTGGATGTTCACCAAAGATGCGCCTCTCTTGATTCGTCCAAGGCTTGATATTGCACAGTGGAAATGGATTGCAAAGTTCTTGTATCATACTGCTAACGGTGATTACAAAAAGAATACAGAAGCCACAATCCAGATGGGAATTGAATCTCGTAACTTGTATGCAGAGATTATCCGCGAAGAAGATTTGAAGTTTGACCAAACAGCTTCAGGGATATTACACTTCTACAAAGATGCAGCGTATTTTGACTCTGCAAAGCAAGCCAAAGAAATTTACAATAGCAATGGACTTGACTGGGATATTCTAGGCCCAATGCAAACCAAAGCATTAGACCCTGCACTTGATAAAGTTGATGGTATTGTGGGTGGCGCTTGGACCTCCACTGACTGGACAGGCGACATCCACAAGTTTTGTCATGAACTTGAAAAAGTATTGGTTAACAAGTATAACGTAGAATTTAAATACAATTCGTCCGTGATTGAAACATACGGTATGGAGTATTTGTCTAAGGGGTTTGACAATGTTGTGGTATGTGCAGGTGTCGGTTCTGTTGCTATCGGCAAAGAAGTAGGAGACACCATTGACATTTACCCAGTCAAGGGTTATAGTATTACTATTAACAACGTTGATCCTCGACACCTACCGCATGTTAGTCTATTAGATGATCAAGCCAAGATTGTTACAGCAAGTCTGGGCAATCGTTTCCGTGTAGCAGGCACCGCAGAGTTAGCTGGTGAAAACTACGATATTCGAAAAGATCGAATTGACCCTTTGTTAAGTTGGGTACGTACTAACTTTCCAAACATAAACACACATGATTATACCAGCTGGGCATGTCTACGACCCATGACTCCTAACATGATGCCTATTGTTAAACAGAGTAACAAAGTCATGAATGTGTTCTACAATACTGGACATGGTCATCTAGGGTGGACCCTTGGTCCAGTTACTGCAAAAGCAGTTACAAAAATGATAACGAGCAAACTATGAGCAAAGCACAATACAATCTAAACACCAAGACAGACTACCTGAGTCGCAAGATGTTCTTGGACCCAGCAGGGCCAGTGACTATTCAGCGATTTGAAGAAGTCAAATATAACAAGCTAACAAAGTTTGAGCAAGAAGCTAGAGGATTCTTTTGGGTACCTGAGGAAGTTTCGTTGACCAAGGACAGTCAAGACTTCAAGGATGCAAGCGACACCGTCAAGCATATCTTTACATCAAACTTGTTACGCCAAACAGCATTGGATAGTTTACAAGGTCGTGGCCCAACACAGGTGTTTACACCTGTTTGTTCTATCCCAGAACTAGAATCATTGATGTATAACTGGGGCTTCTTTGAAACAAACATTCATAGCCGCAGTTACAGTCACATTATCCGTAACATCTACAACGTGCCCAAGGACGTATTCAACACCATTCATGATACTCAAGAGATTGTGGACATGGCCAGTTCAGTAGGCAATTACTACGATGCTCTGCACAAGATTAACTGCCAGGTAGAACTCGGCATTGAAGTCAGTGAAGAAGAACATCTCAAAGCAATTTACCTAGCTCTGCATGCAAGCTATGCTCTAGAAGCGTTCCGCTTCATGGTATCTTTTGCTACAAGTCTAGCAATGGTTGAGAATCGTATCTTTATTGGCAATGGTAACATTATTAGCTTGATTCTTCAAGACGAAATCCTACACAAGGACTGGACAGCCTGGTTGATCAATCAAGTGGTCAAGGAAGATCCTCGCTTTGCAAAGATCAAACAACAGTGCGAAGCTGAAGTGTATCAACTATACATGGAAGTAATCGGAGAAGAAAAGGCCTGGGCAGATTACTTGTTCAAGTTTGGACCAGTGATTGGTCTCAACGCACAAATTCTAAAAGACTTTGTGGACTACACCGCAGTGGGTGCGCTCAAAGAAATTGGTATCAAGTATCAATCGCCGGCACCTAAGTCAACGCCGATTCCTTGGTTCAACAAACACGTTAACACCAGCAACAAACAAACTGCATTGCAGGAGAACGAATCAACTAACTATGTTATCGGCGTTATGTCGGATAACTTAGATTACGACGCACTACCGGAACTATGATCTTAACCCGCAAGGAGTTTGCCCATACCTTTAATGCATTGCAAGAGGGGTTGGGCAATGATGCTAGTCCGCTGTGGATCCCCGATGAAGGCCAGGAACTTCCATCGCAATGGTTTGTGTGTGTTAAACCAATTGGCGTCCACAGATTTAAATCAGACTATTATCAGTGGTGTAACTCAACACTGAAAGGTCAGGTTCGTTGTTACAGCAGCAGCTCAGATGATAAAAAAGAGTGGTGGGGATTTACCAACCGAGATGATATTGTAGTGTGGACACTGAAATGGATGTAAGTAATGTGTTACCGGGGAACCATTTGGCGCTGGAAAACGCTGCTATCTGGTTGCGCGAGCATTTGAATGTTCCGGAACAATGCACAATATTTGAGGATTTTGAAAAATATTTCAACTGTAAAATTGATGTTGATGATCGCAGAGATTATTGGATGCAACCCAACAGTGTTGTATTTGGAAACAGTAGAGAGCTCACAGCATTTTTGTTGAAGTGGAGTTAAATTTATAAAGGAAGATAAAATGATTAAAGTATATTCGAAACCCAACTGCCCGTATTGCGATATGGCAAAACAGTTACTCGAAAGCAGAGGAGTTGCTTACGAATCTATAGATATTTCTGTGGACACTGATGCACGTCAGATGCTTATGGATGCAGGTTTCCGATCAGTACCACAGATTTACAACGGAACACAACATATTCCCGGGGGCTATCAAGGTCTTGCAGGAATGACAGCAGAAGATTTCGCAGCCAAAGTTGGCACCGCAACATAATTAAGGAACATATGAAATTAATAGTAATGAACAATGCAGTATACACTTTTAAATTAAACTCTGGAGAAGAGTTAATTGCCAAAGTACTAGACACACACGACGGACACGTTGAGATTGATACTCCTGTTAGTGTAGCACCTGGACCGCAAGGCCTTGGACTTGTCCCCAGTCTTTTTACTGCAAACCCTGACGAAAAAGTCAAGATAAATATTTCTAGTATCGCAATGTATGCGCTTACAGACGAATCAGTTAAGATGAAATACATCGAAGCTACTACTGGTATCAGAATACCAGATAAAAAAATTGTAATGGGATAACAGTATGCCGGGAAAACCAGTTCAGCGTGTGGGAGATTTTAACTCTGGTGGCGGAGTTGCGCTTGGGCCCGGCCACACAAATGTTCTTATCAATGGTCGTCCGGCATTGAAACCATTTACTAAGTTTACGCCGCACGTGGGCTGTAGCAAAAAACAACCACAACACTGTATAGGTGTAGTTGCAGTCTCCGGTAATTCAACCACGGTTTTTGCCAATGGGCAACCTCTGGTGCTAACTGGCGCAAAAGACAGTTGCAGAACTCATAAACGTGCCGGTGGCAGCACTAATGTATTGGCAAAGTAATGGCCGGATATCTAAGTTCTGTTAATTTAATCGCAGCCGCAGGGATCCTTGGCAATATCGGAGGGGTGCCTATCGCTGCCAATGCCAATGCCCTGAACAATTTATCCAGCTACAACAGTCTTGCTGCGGTAGTGCAATTTGCCAATGTTAAATCTACAGGGAATTCAGTATTGTCGGGTAGTGTAGAAACAAGTCTCTGCAATTTAGCCGGCAACGTATTCCCTTCATTAACTAACGCAGTCCCGTCTGCATATATTGGTAGTCTTGGTAATACCTCTATTGGTGGATTCACCAATTTAGTATCAACTGAAATCAACAATATCATGGGCAGCGGTGACCTTGGCAAGTTTGAACAAGTGTTTGCCCAAGCAGATGGTTACATATCTGTTACTAATCAATTAATTAACAGTGCAGTTAACGCCAACAACACTGCATCTAACGCTACATATACATCTGCAGATAACACAATAACTGGTGGACTGAGTCAAATCTCATTGGCCTATCGAGATTTCGGAGCCGACTTGGTTGCCCTAGGACATAGCATTGATCTTGCTAACTTGCCTAATCTTGGCAGTCCGCAGGCACTACTACGACAAATATATTTTCAATCCGGCGGAACTGCATTTATTAATACTGCATTGTTAAATGCTGGTATTAGCTCTGATACATTGTATAATCTGTCCGACATAACAATGACAGACGAAGAACAAAAAATTGTGTTTGACGTGATGTCTACCATAACTGGTAATCAGCTTGCACAGATTTTGTACATTTTAAAAGTATCAACAGCAGGATTAACTACATTAGCTGATTTACTAAATCCTGTAAAGATGTTCCCTACCAGTTTTAACACGTTAACGGCACCAACTGTAAACGGACTTCGTGGAATTTATATCAATTCGGCCGGCCAGGTCAACACTAACCTTGCAACAACATTACCTAGTAATGTGCTGGCACCATTACAAGGATACCAGACTGCTGAGAATACCTACAGTCAGTTGAAGAAAATTATTCCGCCAGACTGGGCCTTGGCCAACAAAGCTATCCAGGCCGGCCTAGAACAGGTTAAATCTATTTTTAGTTCAACAACGCCATTCCTAGGTGCAGCCACACTAGAACTAGAAAGCAACAAGGGATTAAATTTACTCAATGAATTAACTACTCCGTTGCCTACTGATGTTAGTAACTATTTTTTAAACACCTACGGGTCAGGCACAGGCGAAAACGGAACATTACTGTTAGCGGACTTAATAGGATCAGCAGGCGGTTGGGTAGTTAACGGAAATTTATCAACGGTTAATACAATATTAACTTCGATGACATCCACTGGTACATTGAATACATTGACTGACAGTACTACAGGTGTTTATACAGTGATGCAAAATGTCATCGACGGTGTCTACGGTGATGTTGCAAATTCAATTGTTATCCCGGGTGGGCTCCCGGGAGAAGGAACTTATAGCGACGGAAACGTAGCATTCACTGGCCCTGGCACACCGGGCATAGGATTGATCCCTGCGGCGTATTCATTGATTGGTAACATTATTGCTAACAATAGTTCGAATGTTACTGTGGCAAATTCCGCGTGGTCTAATATTGCTGCCCAGATAGCACTTGAACAATCGACCCAAGCACAGGCAAACATAGTATTTGCTGATTTAGTGCCGGGCATTCAGCCAACATCGTTAGCAACTGATATTGGACAATATGGCCTGGCCACCTCAGTTGGCGGTGCTGCTTGGTTCTTTGAATCTGTTGCTAATACATCAACTCAGGGCGGGCAAGCTATTATTTCATCCATGCGCGAAGCTCGAAATCAGGTGTTGTTAAGCAACGCTGGAGTGGGTACAGACATCATAGTAGATGATGTAGTTCCAAGCCCGCAAATTTCGATCACTTCTGGACAGTACACAGCAGCCGAGGCAGCAAGCCAAAAAATCATCTAACAGCGGTTGACCTTTAATTGGTGATCGGTTATACTATAACTACACCATCCCAGTAACCCAGAAGAAAGGAGCCCACAATGCCCCGTATTACTAAACCCACTGGTTTCCGCGTTTCGCTCACTGAATATGAACGTGGTTGGGGACAAAAACCCTGGGACGATGTCTACTTTGACAACGAAGCAGAAGCTCGTAAGTATGCAGAAGATTACAACAACGAGCACAACAACAAGCCCGAAGTCCCGGACTGGTATGTAATTGCCCGCTACGAAGGCGCAGTTCGCTAAAGTAAACTAAAGTTTACATTTTTCCAACCCCAAAAAGTAATACTTTTGTAGTGTTACTTTTTGGTTGACCGAAAATGCAATTTCGGTTATAATACATGTATGGAAATTAAAAAGCAATCACGTAAACGCCGTCAAGATACCAAGCATGTTGTGTATGTGATCACCAACACAGTGACAGCAGAGCAATACATTGGTATTACTGTTTGCGGCCAGCAAGTTCGCCGAGCACTTCGCATTCGTATGCAAAAGCATGTTCGCCGCGCACTCACTGAAAACAAATCATGGGCATTGTGCGCCAGCATTCGTGAACACGGTGCTGATGCATTTACCTACGGTATTGTTGAATTTGTGCGTGGACGCAAGCCTGCTCATGCACGTGAGCGCGAGCTGATTGCCCAATACAATCCAGCTCTGAACACACACTAAAACGGTTGACCAAAATTTACCGTTTTGCTATAATACACTTACAAAGAAACAAAAGGAGCTGACGATGATGAAACCCGAAACAATGTTTTACATCGCAATTGGCAACACTCTCGACACCATCGAAAAGGCCAATGCCTGGGCAGGATTTATCGAGGCAGCAGAAACTACAGAAGAACGCAACCGCTGGGCTCGCCGCGCACTCAAGTACAAGACTATGGCAATCGTTGAATTTGACCGTGAAATGGATCGCCTGGTAAAGGAATCAAAATGAAAACTTACACCGTCAAAGGCTACAAACGCGGTGTGCTTATGGTTGAGGAATGTTCAGTTGAAGAGTCCTCTGTGCAAGAAGTTGTTGACGAGCTTGAATCAGAAGGTTACGCAACAGAAGTAGAGGAGAGCTAAAATGACACTGTTAGACCAAATCAATTATGCTGAAAAAACTCGCCGTGAAATTGCACAACGGTTGGCAGAGCAAGATGCTGTGATTGGTGAGTTAAAATCATATCGCTGGGAATGTAAACATGATTTTAGTCCTGCTCTGAAAGGTTATGAGCATGAAGGTGGTACTTGTAAACTCTGTGGTATCAACGAAGTTTACTGGTTGTGTAACAAACCTGAAACTAAGGAATCTTGATATGTCACGCAACGAAATTCTCCAAAAGCAAATTGAACTAATGGCAGAGACACAGTTTCACATTGGACAAGCGATTGATAAGTTCAAAGTGGCTACTTGCAAACGGACCCACATTGTGGAAAAGATGAACGAGTTGTTGGTAGAACTTCATGTTGAGATGGAATATCTGCAAGAACAAAAGGAGTAACGTATGTCTAAGATTACACTTGAAAAAGGTTCCTGGGGTGACTATGACGCATACATTGATGGCGTTAAAGTTGAGATGACAGGCGTGAAACTTGACCGTGCTGATGTGCTGGAACTGGTGCTTGCAAAGATGGGCATTGAAGTTGAAACAAAATGGCACTATTACATTGCTAAAGAAGTTGATGGCAAGCAACGTGGTGTGCGTGTGGATGGTAGCTCGACAAACATGAAGGTGGTAGCATGACATTCAAACTCAAAGCTGGTGATGTTTGCAAACTGAATGAAGTTATTCCGGGCATCTACAAAAAGGATGACTGGAAGACTGGCTTGTATCGTGTCAAAATGATATGGGCTCCTTTTTGCTACGGCAAAGATAAAGAAGACCCTCGCCGTCAAAGCTACAACTTTGAGAAAATCAAAAAAGACGGCACAGTTTACAAGAGTTTTAGCAATGGCTATCGTTGCCAGGCTTGGGACAAATTTATCGACGAAGGTCGAGTGGAGATTGTAAAATGAAAGTCATTGCACAAATTACCCAAGACCGTATCATGTGCGAGGTCTCTAGTGCGGAGATTGCACGACTGCACGGTGCCAGCGGCCGCTATGACAAAGAGTGGCACGAGCACTGGATTAGCGTAGGCGCAGAACACGACATGACCGGTGCGTTCAAAGCAGTTGATGCAATTCGCGGTTTTGACAAGTCGCAACTCAAATACCTTAAAGATCGCATTGACGTCATGGCCAAAGAGTACAACACTATTTTGGAAGCATACGAAAAGTTAACATTGTTTGACAAGTTGTCTGAGCAAACTGATACACCAAAATAACTTGCGTTTTATAGAAAAGTTTGTTACAATACAGCATCACGACAAGGATTCCCAAACATGAACAAAGAAATCGAACTCCGACCTGGCGAAGGCAACTACTACCTGGCAATGACATTCCATTGGACTTTTGTTGCTGTCTTTATTGCACCAGTGGCAGTGCTGATCCTGCTGGCAATCGTTAACCCACTTTGGTTCCGCGACGATTTCTTTCGTTGGATCGAAAATGGTGTAAACAAGCTCAGCCGTTGGCGCAACTACAAAAAGTATCACATCTACTTGGGCACTGACCCCAAGCTGTGGCACACACTCAAGGGCGATTTGCAGTAATACTTGAGTATTACATTTTGTAACCCTAAAAACCCGCTTGATTGGCGGGTTTTGTTTGACCAAAAATGCCCAATTTGCTATAATATACACATAGACAAACAAAAGGAACTTGATATGACAATGCCCGCAGGACGTTATGTGATTTGCGATTTGTGCTATGTTATGCACCCCGAATGGGACGAAGTTTGTGAACTGTTCTTTCCGGCCAACCATCCACCACGTGGCGTAGAAGGTGAGTTTACGCTGAAAGATGGTCGTCGCTTTGCCAGTTTCGGCACCGCATACGGCGATGGCACTTACCGTTCAAACATCGGCACTAGTCATTCAGTGGACTCTGGCTCTATTGGTTGCATTCGTGTTGAAGACATTCGCGACAACACATATGACAATATCGAAGAACTGGGTGCCATTGTAGAATTTGATCAGCCATTTGAAGTAAGTGCAGATCAAGGACTGTTGATTTTTGGCCATGTTCAGATTGAAACTGCTGGTGGATATGACGAAGAACACGATTGTTTTGTTGAGGACGAGGAGGAATAATTATGCCCTGCCAAAGTTATGATAATAGTTGGGATTCGGGCGACGATGATCGCCGCAAAATTCGCGAACTTAAAAAGCAAGCCGACATGCTGGCACGTATTGCCTGCAAGGCACTGACTGAACTCGAAGACAACAAGATTGAAGACATGCTGTTGTTGCGTGATGATGAAGTGCGTGGCTGGTGGCTCCGTCACAAAGAAGATGATCGCAAAGCCAAAGAAGCCCGTGAAGCAAAAGAACGTCGCGAAGCTAAAAAAGCGGCTGCATTGGCCAAGCTCAGTGAAGAAGAAAAAGAGTTGCTGGGCATCGTCAAAACAAAAACAAAACGTCCTGCATTTAAGTTGTGGGACGACAAGGACGACAGCGAATGAGTATTATTACAGCATACAAGTGCGACGAGGACGGTAAGATCTTTGAAGACAAATCAAAGTATACTGCCCACCTGCGCAAACTTGCACGTCACCGCAACTCTCAACGCAAACTGAAAATTGCCGAGGCTGCAAAGGATGCACTCTGGGCTGAACTGTATGAGCGTGAGCAAAGCATTGACGATTGGTTCCAAATGGTTATTGATAACCAGCACTTGTTCTGGGCCGAGGCCGCAGAAGGTGACCCACATGATTGGAAGTGTGTTGGTACCAAAATTAGTCGCGGCAAGAACGCTCCAGTTGTGCCAGTGCCAAAGGTTTTGAAGATTACTCACAGCATGCGTTGGAGCGACTCAGTTAGCAACAGTCACAGCGCACCGCACGATGGTGTTGAGAACTGGGGCGGCCGCGTTGAAGGTGCTCCTCGCGGTTATCCAGGTTGGACCGGACGGGTTGATTGGGTTGTTGAATGGCCTAAAGAACTTGAAGGCATGTATCTTGGCAGTGACTTGTTCAGTAAAGGCACATTCCGCACAGGTCGTCAACGTGCTCACACTGGCACAGGCGGGGGCGGGGGCGGACGCATGAGCAAAGAGTTTAACACTTGGATTCAATGCCCGGGCTATGAATTTAAAATCTATGCTAGCGACTGGCCTGGCTTGGCTCGCTATCACGAGAAACGCAAGATGTGGAAAACACTCAGCGACAAGGAATACGCATGATTGAAGTCACTGACATTATTGATCGCCCGATTCGCGTCGGCGACTTTGTTGCGTTTTATGCCAACGTATACAAGGTTGAGGCGCTGGGCAAGGCTCGAGGTAATGGTGCGGCTACTGTGAAGATCATGCTTGCTGACCCTAGCCCTTCTACTCGCCCTGTTCAAAAGTTCAGCAAAGAAATGTGTGTTATCCCTG